TCTTTGGCAACGCTAAAGTCTTTGACGATGCTAAAGTCTATGGTAACGCTTCTGTCTTTGGCAACGCTAAAGTCTTTGACGATGCTAAAGTCTATGGTAACGCTTCTGTAATTTGTGACGCGGCAGTCTGTAATAAAGCAGAAGTCTTTGGCGTGGCAAGAGTCTATGGTAACGCTTTTGTCAAAGGCGACGCTATAATTGAAACAGACCGAGATTATATAGTATTCAAAAATTGGTGGAGCAGTGGCCGCTATTTTATATGGACACGAAGCAACAATATGTGGAACGTTGGTTGTTTCTATGGCACTGGTAAAGAACTTATCAAGAAAGCCTATGCGGATAGTGAAGATAGCGGAAAAGAATATGAACGAGTAGTGAGATATGTGGAGAGCATTCTTGCAGACTAACGAAAATTTATAAAAAACTATGACAACAACATTCTACAATTACACACCCCATTCGATAACGCTTAACAGCGGAGAGAAGTATGACAGTGTCGGGGTGGCACGAGTTCAGAACACTTTCAGCGAGGTTGATGATAACGGCATCTGCTCGGTGAATTATGGCGACATAACGGGGCTTCCAGAGCCTAAAGATGGCTGCACGTATATCGTTAGTGCTTTGGTGCTTGCCGCAGCTAAGGCGTCAGGTCGAACGGATTGTGTCGCGCCAGCTACGGGCCACCCTGATTGTTTGCGCAAGGACGGGTTTATCGTTTCTGTTCCTTGCTTTGTGAGATAACATTATTAACAACAAAAACCAAACAATATGCAAGTAGAAATAAGTGCAATGATTGAGGATTACGATATTCTCGCTTACGTATCAGAGAACAAACAGGCTAAAGTAATTGACAACATCTTCTATGAGTGTGCCGAAGAGAGTAGAATAGAATTTATTCACGGTCTTGAAGATTTTTATCTTGTTGATGAACTGAAGTCGCGAGGTTATACGATAACTAAAAATGAATAAAACAATGAATATAGCAGAAATATTGGAAAAGTGCCCAAGCGGTACGAAACTTTATCACCCAATTTTTGGCAATTTGGAATTATTATTCGTTAAGGCAGATGCCGAACCATATCAAATTTATTGTCGCAAAAAAATAAACGATAATATAGTCGCTTTCACAAGAGAAGGTAGGTGGAATGTGACAGATGCCGAGCCTACGCTATTTCCATCTTACAACAATCGCGATTGGGGTAAGTTTGATATACCCGACCAAAATAAAGCAGAGCGTCAATTAAAGCCTTTCGATGAAGTGCTTGTACGCGATAGCGATGATAGTAAATGGGTGTGTGATTTCTTCGAGGGAATACCAAAATCGTGTGTATATGAGTATTCGTGTGTTTTAAGAGGATTGGTGCATCAGTGCATTCCCTACGAAGGGAACGAACATCTTTTAGGAACTAAAAACAAACCCTAAGTAAACAATGGAACTAATTAACGAAGAAATATGAAAAAGAAGAAATACAACGAATGGATAAGCGTTAAGGACGAGCTTCCAGAATATGAGGAGGTCGTGCTTGTGTGCAACGAAGATGAGCCGAGTGGTATGTGGTTAGCACGTCGGAGCAGCAACCCGTATGAAATCACTGACAGCCACAAATTCGTTTGCTTCGGGCTGGAGGTAACTCATTGGACAAGAGTTAAACCATTAAACAAGAGACAATATGACACGAACAAAATTTAAGAAAATTTCGTTTGACCTTGAACTTGCGAAGAAAATAATGAACAAGGAGGTAAAAGGAAGGATAGTATCAGAAGATGGTCGTAAGGTTCGCATTATTTACATCGACAACGAGTCTTTTATTGAAACAACATTCCTCGCACTGTATAAGGATAAAGATTTTGATATAGAGAAAGACTACCGATTGAATAAAGATGGAAGATATTTCCGAGTAGGAAGAAGTGATCTTGATCTTCATCTCGAAGTTCTAAACAATGAATAGAAAACCTAAAAATTATAAACAATGACACGAACGACATACAAAAGAGTTCCCTTTAACCTTGAACTTGCAAAGAAAATAACGAACAAAGAGGTTAAAGGGCGCATCGTTACACGAGACGGACGGAAGATAAGGATAATCTGCACCGACAGAAAGGATAAGTCTGACGTTATAGCACAATATAGCGTAATAGCGTTGGTGACGGAAAAAGACGGACATGAATGCGAGTACGAGTATTTGAACACTGGTAGGTTTTCTGCTGTTATCGAAGAAACCGACTTAGACCTCCACATTGAAGTCCCCACCTACTACCGCGACTATTCCAACTTTGTTCCTCAAAGATGGCAACCTTGTCTGGTGAGAGATACTTCTTCTGATTTATGGAGAGCGGAAGTGTGCTGCGGTACGGATTCTTATGGAGTTCCAATCTTTTATTCGGCAAATAACAGTGATGGCTGCTGCCATTGGGGGCATTTTCTTCCAATATCTAAGGTCACCGAACGTCTTTTTGGTACAAAAAAGAGCTACGAGCAACTCATACAAGAGCTTGACGAAAATGGCAAAGATTAAATCATGTGACGGGCAAGGCTGCAAGGAGCGCAAGGCTTGTTTGCGATTCGCTCTGTCGCATACAGAGAGTGACAGACACAACATTCACAAGGCTTGCTATTACACAAGACCGAACGGGCGCGACTGCCCGATAATGATTAAACAAGTGACGATATAACGACAACAATACTAACTCCCAAAACATTATAAAACATTATGAGAACAAACACTATCAACATTGCGGACATTTTGGCAAAGCAACCGACAGGCACAAAACTCTATTCACCTATTTTAGGTGATATGTATTTAGACCATTTAGATGCCGACGAAGGACTCATCTTTTGCCGCTCCTACAACTATGCTGACTTAGGTCGCGTAAAATTTACGGAAGATGGCCGTTATGCTGACTTAGGTCGCGTAAAATTTACGGAAGATGGCCGTTTTTACTGTGGAAAGGGCGGCTCGTCCGCCTATGGCGAATGCCTCCTTTTCCCTTCAAATGCGTTGCGACAGTGGGACGTAGCCCAGTTTGAGAATGGCGACATAATGGTTGTGAAAGAGCACGACAGCTGGTGTGAAAATCCGCGGACATACATCATGATTTTCAAAAAATGCGACTGGAGTGATGGTCTTATTTATTTCCATGTCCTGATGAGGATTGGCACAGATGAGTGGTTCGGAAAGGAAGGCTTGTCCAGTGTTCTCATAAACCACCATGCGAGCAAAGTCACGTGCCGTTCGGCTCGCGATTGTGAAGTGTTTGAACTGAACAAAGCCTTGCGTGAGCATCATTTGCAATGGAATGCCGAAAAGAAATGCGTTGAACCCTGTCCGAATGAAGAAGAGCAGACAGCCACGCGTTTCAAGTTTGAGCCTTTTGACAAGGTGCTGGTGCGCGATGGGGATAATGACAGGTGGCAGCCGGCGTTTTTTTCTGTGTTAAAGGAGGATAGTGCAGAAAAATTTGGCGTAATAGATGGATATCTTCCTACTTTCTACATTCAGTGCATACCCTACAACGACGACACAAAGCATTTGCTCGGCACGTACGACCCTTACAAGCCAAAGGCGTAAGCACCTTGTCCGTACCAGTTGAAATAGTTGTAAACAAATTAAACGGTTAAAAAACATGGAAATAAAAATTTTAGTAGAAGAAATAAAGGAGATGTATGCAGTGTTAGACAATGCCATACAGAACTCTGACCACACGGATTTTCGCCAGTGCTATTGGGCACTTGAGGAGTTGTGCAAGCACGCCCTGCACGGTTTAGACAGATACGAGGGCGTGACCTCTATTCATGATTTCAGGAAGATGGAAAAAAGAGACATGAAGTATGTGCAGGGACTCATGGGCAAGGAGGAGGAGAAAGCTTACCTTGATGATGAGTGGGAACGCCTAACTGGTAAAGAGGAGGGCAAGAAATGATAGATGCGATTTTTTATGCTGTGACTTTTATTCTTTGCGCTTACGGGGCTTACCTTGCTGGCAAGGATATTGGCAGAGAGAACGGATATTATGAGGGCCGCAGCGAGGCTCGAAGAGACCTTGAACACATTGTTGAACACTACAAAAAAATGGCTTATGCAAAGGACACTCCAACAGAGGGCGCGTGAGGCTGCCGACCGCATTCGCTGTGACGAGTGTGGCGAGCAAAGCACTTGTACGCCACTTATGGCGAAAGCCTGTCTTAAGGGTTTTATTCGCGGTTATGTGGCCGCTAATTCTAAAAATCAACAAACATGAAACTACTGATAGTAATAGCACTAATGTTGTTTGTTTACTGGCTCTGGAAGGACATCAACCGTCATGACGGTCCACCGATTGCGAGCAGTTAATTAGCAACAGACATACCCCACTTACCAACCTCATATTTTATTTACTTCATAAATATAAATGGTTTTGTTTTAGTTGGATTTGTTTTAATTGCCCGAGGTCGGGTAACACTCGGTCCGTGTCCGAGGTGGGGTACAAAATGTACCGTGACTGAATGTAGCCACGGTACTTGATTGAGACATCGGAAGTTTGTCTCGGAGGTGTAATCTCCAATAGAAATCATTGCAAAAGTACGAAAAGCAACAATAAGCCCTCTCTGCAACACCACAATTTCTAATAACTTAATACTAAAGGATTGATTTTTAATGGTGCAGTGGTGTCGGCAGCATGTGGTTCGTGGCCACGGAGGGCGCAATTTTAATGAGAATATATGACGACAAAACAAGTTATTCATGCCCTGCATCTGCACCAAAAATGGCGCAGAGGGGCAATTAGCGAGATGCCATTAACGGCAAAGGAATATGGACAAGCCTTGGACGAGGCAATAAGACTGCTTAGACAATATGACAAACAACAAGACGGGGCAGTGCGGTGAGTGCCTAATGTTCGCCAAGGGCAGATGTCCGAAATTCTTTTCCAACTCTGTGCGCACCGCGTGCAATGGTTTCACACAGAGCAAATCAGTAACTAAAAATACACATTTTGAAAGATGCTTATAATTAAGACAAAGAAATTAAGTGAGAATGCGGTGATGCCGCAGCGAATGAATGTTGGTGATGCTGGTTTTGACCTGGTGGCGACATCGATGCGGAAAGACTACGAACATGGTGTAGTCGTGTTCGGCACGGGGCTTGCGTTTGAGATACCTGAGGGTTATGCGATGTTCGTATATCCGCGTAGCAGTAGCTACAAGCATCATGCGCTCATGGCTAATTGTGTGGGTGTGGTGGATAGTGGCTACCGTGGCGAGGTACACGTTATGTTTCGTGGTCTTGATTGTGACTACAAGGTAGGTGACCGCATAGCGCAGGCTGTGATTATGCCTATACCATCGGTTGATATGTGGAGGCTGAGGAGCTATCAGACAGCGAGAGAAGTGCTAATGGGATAGGTAGCACGGGGGATTGATGGGTTGAAAAGTTGATGAGTTGAAAAGTTGAGAAGTTAAGAGGTCGCTTTTAAGAGTTGTACAAGCAGAGGTGACTTCTTAGCTTTTCAACTTCTAAACTTTTCAACTTGAAACTCCAACTCATCAACTACTCAACTTAAAAGTAGCGGTTTTGCCGGACGGCAATAGTTTTGTAAGGTGGGAATAAAGTGTGTGTGAATGGTTGTTGCACTAATTTCGTGCTATATATAATCAATTAAGAGAGAAAAACTATGATTGGAGCTTTGATAGGTGCGGCGGTGTCGATAGGCAGCCAGATATATGGCGGCATAAAGGCACGTAAGGCAGCACAGAAGCAGGCAGATGCCCTTGCAAGCGAGAAGGCGGAGAACACTGCTTGGTATAACAGACGCATGAATGAAGATGTGACACAGCGCGCTGATGCCCAGCGTGTGTTGCGACTGGCGGAGGAGTCGATACGTCGGCGCAACAAGGAGGCTGCAGCGACCCAGGCGGTAGTTGGTGGCACTGAGGAGAGTGTGGCGGCTACAAAGGAGGCTAACGCGAAGGCCCTTGCTGACGCGACGAGCCAGATAGCTGCTGCCGGTGAGGCTCGCAAGGACTCGATAGAGGATAGCTACCGCAACCAGCAGCATAATATTGCGCGCGAGGAGATTGGACTTGATGCTCAGAAGGCTCAGAACACTGCCGAGGCTGTGAGACAGGTTGGCGCGACGGCGGGCAATTTGGCATCGGCAATAGATAGTGGTGATTCGGTGGGGAAGAGTTCGGCAAAAAATTCGAGTGGAACTTCCGTAACACCGGAGAACGTAACACCGGAATATGAAGCTGGAACGCCGGAGTATGGTGCCATGAAATCTATTGAAAAGGCAAGAGCACAAGCACAGAAAAATGCGGAACGCCCTGATTATTCTAAAATGACATATCATTTATGATGACAGATACAGACGATGACAAGAAAAAGGCTGGCACTGTTCCGGCAGCAACTCAGACGAAACAGACTGGGCAGCCTGCAACAACTCAGACGAAGCCGACTGGACAGACGAAACAGACCGGGCAGCCTGCAAGCGGTACGACAACGGAGGCTGGACAACAGGCTGCTGGTGGAGTGGCAGATGCCTCAGCACAGAATGCGGGCGGCAATGATGATTTGCCCCCTGCACAGACGTATAGATATACGCACAAGCCTCTGACTGATGATAAGTCGGAGGAGATGCGTGAGCGTGGTATGGCAGAGATGCTGGAGTTGCTTAAGAAGGGCCGTGCCAATTATGCTCCGGAGACAGAAGATGAGCGCAAGAAGCGTGTGAAACGCGAGCGTGCGAATGCTATAATTGCGGCATTGGGTGATGGCATATCTGCTATCAGTAATATGGTAACGTCGAGCAAGGGTGCGCCGAGCATGTATGAGGCTCAGAATGGTATGTTGCCGAAGTGGCGTGAGCGTTATGACAAGGCACAGGCTGCACGTAAGGAACGTGAGGATAATTACCTTAACTATACAGCGAAGATGCAGGAACTTGCTAACCAGAACTCGGAATGGAAGCGCAAGATTGCGATAGACGAGGCGAACCAAGACCGACTTGATGCTGAATTGGCACGCAAGCAGGCACTTGCTGCTGCCCAGGCTGGCAGAATTGCTGCCCAGAATGCGAAGGACGAGGTGATGACTGCATATTATAAGACAAAAGAAGAATATATAAGTCTTGGGTATGAGCTTGACAAGGCAGAGAGTGCAGCGAGGGTGGCTAAGAATAAGGCAATGGCCGAGAAGGCAAAGAAAAGCGGCAATGGCACGTCTGGCAAGAAGGGCGGAGGCTCGAAGAGCTCTGCCGATAAGGACTATACAGAGACAACGACAAGAGATTATACGGACACGTATGGCAACCCAAGGCATACAACAACGACGAAGACGAGGACGTATAAAAAAGACAAGCCTTTGAAGGGGAGGAGATATTACTAATAAACCGAACGACCGAACATACCGAACGAAATATGGAGACAGGACCAAAGAAGAAAAAACTATCTGCTAACGGCAAACGAGTATACCATGACCTGCAAGAAGCCGGAGGTGATTGTGGCACGGAAGAACAATTTTATGACTTTCTGAATGCGCCAAGAGAGCAAGGATATAAGAACCGTAGAATGGTGTATGAAGACCTCAAGAAAAGTGGTGGCGACCCTGGCACTTATGAACAATTTGCCCAGTGGCTTGGTGTACACCCTATTAAGCCTTCAGCCCCCGTTGCCGCGGCACAGAAGCCCGCAGCGGCGCAGACTGCCCACCCTCAACAGACAGCACAGGCCGCAGCACCGGTACAGCGTGCTCCTGCCGCCAAGCCGAAACAGCGTAATGGGCAGTTGACGGCGGCTCAGCGACAGGCAGGTATGGCGTGGGCGCAACAGATGTCGCAACAGGTTGGCGCATCGGTGCAGCGCACAAAGAACCGCATGGATTATGCAAGAGCCACTTCGGGACTGAGAACACCGCGTGTGGAGCTTGGCGGCAAGGATAGCGGTGGGGCAAAACTTGGCGGGAACAGCCGTGTGGTTGCTAAGAATCCGAAGTTTAACCCTGCGACTGGTAAGATGGAGCGGACTTACTTGACAGAGTCGGGTAATGAGTATACGAGCCGTGCTGCGGCTGACATGGAGCAGAATGAAATAGACCAGGCGGTACAGCAGCAACTTTATCCTGGCTATAATGACTATAACGACAAGCAAGCGGTGGCTGCGCAAGCACCTGCTACTGCTGTTGCGGCCCAATTATGGAAGGAAGCCCAGAAGGCGTACGATGCTGAAAGAAATGCGAATGCGAAAGAAGTGTATGGAGGTAATCCATGGCTTCGTGGAGGTCGTGAAATGCACGTTGTAGATGGGGCCACAAACTCAGGCAAGAATGATGAGTCGCGACTTAAGCACTTTGACTTGCAGAAGATGAGTGACAACGCCTGGGCGCGTGTGGGCAAGCAGATGACGGCATCGTGCTATGCGCGCCTGAGAAAGATGTACCCGAATGCGTTGGAGCGTCAGGTGCAGGCGTCGGCGGAGAAGGAGGCACGTGCACTTGTGCAGAATGCTGTGTACAAGTATGCGGTTAAGATGAATGCGCCCAAAAGCCAGTTGGATTTCTTCCTTAGGAAAGCCGTTGATGCGAACCTGTTGACAAGTGTGTTCAGAGGTCTGGCGCGCTACGGGGCTGGCACGACAGGTGATATGGCGGCCTACGAAGCAGCCAATGAGGAATATGGCAAGAGCCACCGTTGGACTGGTGTGTTCGGTACGGGTGTGGGTATGGCGTTTGACCCGACGAACTGGCTTGGCGGTTATGTAGGTTCGCTTGCCGGTAAGGCTGCACTGAACATAGGCGGCCGCCTTGTGCTGAAGAGTGCTCCTGGTGTGGGTGCCCGTTTGTTTGGCAGCACGATGGCAGGCAGGTTAGCGACTGGTGCGGCAAGCGGCATGGGCATGATGGGCACCTACGAAGGCGTGAAGGAAGCCGAAAGACAGTGGGTGTATGGCGGACACGTGAACCCCGAGACTCGCGAGAATGAGGGCTATTCGGCAGGTGCTGTGGCTTTGTCGGCCCTGAAAGGTGCCGGACTTGGCGCGATGACCGGTATGGTGTCGCCGTTGGTGGGCAATGTGGCAGACAAGGTGGTACATGCCACGCCCAGTGCGACTGGCAAGGTTTTGGCAAGAGCTGGAGAGGTAGCGACATCAGCCGTGGCCGAAGGTACGATATTTGCCATGCCGGCAGTTATTTCTGGACAAGAGAGTTTTGTGGACGCGTGGACCGAAAGCATGGCAATGATTGTAGGCTTAAAGGGTCCGCACATGGTGAAGTCAGCTGGCCAGGTTATAGCTGGAATGCGCCCTGTGGCAAATCCGCGGACCATGGAGGAGCGCAACAAGAACCGCAGAGGTTTTGCGGAGAACTTGAAAAGGACCATGGACGCGGGTGCGAACAAGCAATGGAATGGCAATCAGCCAGACGTTAGATTCACGAAGGAGGAACTTGCCGAGTTGAAGCAGAGGGGTTATGGCAACCTTGCAGCGTTGCTTACCCCCACCGAGAAGGTACTGCCGAAGAAGAAGCCCAGTCAGCCGAAACGCCCCAAAAACACTGATGGCTTGACGGTATACTTTGATGTGGGGAGTGGCAAGAAAGAGGCAGAGGCAGACCCGAAAATGAAGTGGTTGCAGCAGCACCCCGAGTTTGACGGTTATGCCACGATGGAGAAACTCATGCAAGACCCGAATGTGAGCCAGGCGGCAAGGGCGAAGGCTTATTATATGTTGACGGGCCGTCTGTTGCCGATGGGTACTATTATCGGTTATAACGTGGGTAAGGACGACAAGGGCAACATCTGGGTGAAGTCGGTGACGTCGGAAGGCGAGGTAGTGACGAGCAGACGCTTTACAGATGAGGCATTGGCCAAGAGAGAGGAGGCCAAAATCAAACGCCAGGCAGAGCTCAACAGCGTTGACATGGGCGAGCAATATAAGGAGATGCAGGCCAATGCCGCTGTGGTAGAGACTGCTATAAAGGCTGTGGCTCCGAATGCCGATGTGAATGAGGCCATGCGCGTGTACGGCGAGGTGAAGAAGGGCAACAAAGATTATGACAGTTATAAGGACCTTGCGAAATCGATAGACGAGGCTATTGCGTCGAACCCCGAAGCGGTGGAGAGGGCCAAGACGTTATTGCCGGAAAACATGCGTAAGGATATTGCCGAACAGACTGGTGTGGAGGTGGACAAGGCTTTGGGCAAACCAGAAGCCGAGCGCACTGATGCAGAGAAGCAGGCTGTGCAAACCTATCTTGAAAGACTTTATGACAAATCGGCGTCAGATGATGCGGTGACACCCCCCGATGCGCAACTGCAGGGTCCGGAGCAATTTGCTGAAGCCTATGCCAAGCACCGTACGCACAAGGGCAGCGGACAGGTGGTGCCAGCCACGATGAAGGCTGGTGACAGAAAGGTGTATGTTATTGATGGCGATGTGGTGCAATATGCGGACAAGTCGGGCATAGATGTGGCGAAGTCGGACAAGAGTATTGTTGTGTGTGATGCTGAGACGGGCAAGTATGAGTATACGAGTCCGGACCAGCTAATGAATGTTGGTGAGCCAGCGGACCCGAGCACACTGTCGGAGGCGTATATGGCGAACGAGCGTGCGAAGGAGGCTGCTGCCAATGGCGAGGGAACTGCCGAGGGTAATGCGGCTGCCGAGAGTAATGCGGCTGCCAATGGCGATGTGTCTGCTGATGGTGGCAAGGCGGAAGTTGAGGAGCCTGCCTACACAGATGGCAGTCGTGTTGAGATAAATGGGCATGAGTATGACGTAAAGTCGGCAGGTGATAAGACTGTGGTGCTTGTTGACGAGCACGGGAAGGAGCTTGCTTGGACCCGTAGTGCGCTTGATGCGAAGCTGGAGAGTGGTGATGCTGAGGTGCTTGAACCCAAGGCGGAGGCTGCTCCTGATGTTGCAACGGAGGGCTTGAAGGCTGGTGACGTGTTTGCAGACAGCGATGGTAATGCGCTGACCGTTAAGCGCGTTGATGGCGACAAGGTTGTTGCTGTTGGCGCAGACGGGAAGGAGCAGACGTATGAAGATGGCATGTTTGAGCAGATGGTGGAAAGCGGTGTGCTGAAGCGTGCGCAGAAAACAGAAGAACCGTCTGAAGCGAAAGTGGACCTGACTGATAATCAGGGTAACTCCACTCCTCAACCCGACTTGTCTTCTGAGAGCAAAGGTGCGGAGCAATCTTCGGGTGTGCAAGCGGAAGTGCCACAAGTTGATGTGCAGGAAAATGCTCCTATGCCGATGCGTGTTGTTGGCAAGGGGAAGAATGCGGTGCAGGAGGAGGACTGGCTTGCGACGACTCCGAAGCGTGGTCATGACTATGTGTTCAAGGAGAGTGGTCTTGATGCTGAGGAGGCGAATGCTTTTGTGGAGAACAAGGTGGCTGAGGCTGAGAAGAATCTTGAAAAGGTTAAGGGCAAGGCTCCTAAGATGGGTACTAACATTGCGGCTTACAAGGAGGCTAAGGCAGACTATGAGGCTCGTGTGGCTGAGGCTCAGAAGGCTGTGGACTACTGGCATGCGGTGAAGGCTGAGCGTGACAAGATGTTGCTTGAGGAGCGGCGTGCGCGCAAGGAGAAGGACAAGGCGTTGTATGACGATGCCGTGGCGCAGGAGGAGCAGCGCAAGGCTGAGATGGCGCAGAAGGCTGCCGAGCAGGAGGCTTTGGGCAGTAACGCTGTGGCTCCTGCCATTAAGGAGAAGTGGGAGAATGCTCGGAAGGTAGATGGTGGTGCAGATGAGATTACTTTGCCTAATGGTGAGGTGGTGACCGGTCATTATGTGCTGACGGAGAGTGGTGCGGCGAGTGCTTCGCACCAGGCTACGAACGGGTTTGCGGAGACTGAGGGTTACCCCGTTGACGTGAATGGTGAGACGGTGAATGACCGTGACTATAAGCGTGACGCTGAGGCCCGGCAGGTGACGCGTGGCATGGCGGCAGATTATGACAGCCGTGCGCTGCAAAGCCCTGTGGTGGTGAGTGGTGATGGTGTGGTGCTGTCGGGTAACGGCCGTACCATGGCTGGTGAAATTGCTGCTGTGAATGGTAGTGATGCGAAATATAATGCGTATCTTCGCGGGCATGCCGGCAAGTTTGGTTTTACGACGGAGCAGGTGGAAGGGTTTGAGCACCCTCGTGTGGTGTTTGTGCCTGATGGTGAGATGCCTTACACGTCGGAGACCTTTGCGAAGTTCAACCAGCGTGAGCAGAAGAGTCAGAGCCGTACTGAGATGGCTGTGAAGCTTGGCAAGGTGGTGGACGATGCTTTGTTTGGCCGTGTGATGGACGTGATAGGGCGTCATGAGTCGTTGGCTGAGTTTTATGCTGATGATGCTGCTACTGCTTCTGTGGTGAAGGAGTTGGCTGATGCTGGCGTGATACCTCAGACAGAGATGGCGCAGTTGTTTGACGGTGGCCGTTTGAGCGAGAGCGGGCAGGCTATGGTTGAGGGTGTGCTTGTGGGCAAGGTGTTCCAGGGCAGCCCTGATGCTGTGCGTCAGATTACTGAGGTGAAGAGTGTGCGCAAGGCTGTGATGGCTGCTTTGCCTGAGGTGGTGGCTTGTCACCGCCTGGGTGGTGGTTATGACTTGTCGAAGGAGTTGGCTGCTGCTGTAGACTTGGTGTATAAGGCCCGCAAGGCTGGTTTCAAGCTTGGTCAGCATGTGAGCCAGCATGCGCGCCAGGGTAACTTGTTCCAGCTGGACGATGGTGCGACGGTGGCAGACTACAACAATGCTGCTGTGATGATGCTGGCAGACGTGATGAACGATGGGCGTGTGACGCAGCTGAAGAAGGTGCTGTCGTTTTATAACACGCAGGCAGCAGACTCTGCCCAGGGCATTGGTGACATGTTTGCCGGTGGTGTGAAGAGTAAGGGACAGATTATTAACGAGGTAAATGAGTTATTAAACAATGGACAAGAATACGATAGAAGAACCCCGTCCGTTGCAGACGGACAAGGCGTCGGAGGCGAAGGCGGCGAACAAGGCGATGTTGCTGGCCCGAGCCATCAAGGCGGCGAGGGCAGCGAGCGGGGATTAAGTGAGGCTTTTGACGGCCTTGCAGCGCAGCTGAAGACTGCTGAGGGTGAGGAACGGAAGCGTGTGCTTGGTGAGATGCGTGATGGTATTGCGCGTTTTGCTGAGGAGAATGGTTACCCTGTGCCGGAGTTTTTGCTGACGCGTGATGACTTTTTGGCGGCTGTGCCCGAGAAGGACAGGGCGAAGTATGTGGAGTGGCTTGATGATGGTTGGCATTGTCCTGCTTATTACGAAAAAGGGAAGGTCTATTATTTTGTAGAGGGTTGTGATAAATTTGACAAAGATGTAGCTGAAACGCTTGCCCATGAGTATACTCATGCTGATAATTCGGAGTTTCCCGAGAATGTGAATGCGTTGACGTATGCGTTGGAAGATACGCATGAAGTGACGCGTGACGAGTTGGTTGGGATTCTTGAAACTTTGTCAAATTCGTCTCACTATGGAGATGAGGCTGAACGCTTAGAGTCGGAGGGTAAGAACGCCAACCCGATGCTTGCCGATGAGGTTATAGCTCATGCCGTGGCACGCATGGTGCGTGATGGCGAGCAAGTGCTTGACGGCATAACGAATAACCCTACGCTTCAATTTATAATTAAACGTGCATATAAAGTAAGAGAAAATGAACGACGACACAATATTTTGGCCCGTGAGGCTTCCGAGCGGAGCAGTAAGACGATTGAGGGTTCCGAAGCAAATAGCGGAAATGGCCAATCAGTTGCAGAAGGAGAATCCGGACTTGGACGATACGGACGCTCTGCACGAAGCGAAGCTGAGACTGGAGAACAGTCGGGCAATGGACGCTCAGCAGTAAGTGATGGCAAGGAAGTAGCGGCTCCTTCGTCGGAGGGTGCTAAAGTTGGTGTGACCGATGGTGAGAAATCGTCGGCCACAGGAGATGTTGTGCCTTCGGGTAAGGGTGACACCCCGTTGAGTGAGAAGATAGCCACCGCCTCAGCCGAAGTGAACACCGAACCGACAGAGGCGCAGAAAGAAGCCGGCAACTATAAGAAGGGGCATGTGCAAGTTGGTACGTTCGACATCACCATTGAGCAGCCGCAGGGCAGCGTGCGTAAAGGCACTGATGCTGACGGCAAGCAGTGGGAAAGCAAGATGAACAACACTTATGGCTACATTCGTGGTGCAGTGGGTGTTGATGGTGACCATATAGACGTGTTCCTCTCTAATGACATTGATGGTTGGAACGGACGCAAGGTGTTTGTAGTGGACCAGTACAACCCAGATGGTAGTTTTGACGAACATAAGGTGATGCTTGGTTTCAACGATGCAGACGAAGCAAAGAGCGACTATCTTGCTAACTATGAGAATGGTTGGGAGAATGGTCGTAGAATTGACGTGACTGCTGTGAACCTCGAAGACTTTGAGAAGTGGATTGCATCAAGCAAGCGCAAGACCAAGCCCTTTGGTGAGTACTCGTCGGTGAAGAATGGTGTTGTGCCTTCGGGTAAGGGTAAGACAGATAATCTGCGTCAACAAAAGGCTGTCGGAAAGTCTGCACAACCCCCTACGCGTGAGGAGTCTATACTTCGTGATGTGGTGATAGAGCACATGAAAGGCAGTGGCCTTGATGTGATTGGCACGGAAGATGGCCAGCGTGTGCTTGACATGGCGAATGATGATGGTGCGAAGGAGCACCGCGTGTACCACGGCAGCGGTGCTGAGTTTGACCACTTTGACCATAGCCACATGGGCGAGGGCGAAGGTGCGCAGGCTTATGGCTGGGGTACTTATGTGACCGAGGTGAGAGGCATTGGCGAGGGGTATGCGATACGTTCAAAGAACGGAATTTCAATGAGTCGTGAGGAGTGGTCTTTGAAACGTAGTGAACTTGAATCGAATATCTATCGTGCCAAGGAGCAGTTGCCTTTCCTTAAAGGGGAATATAAGGCAGAAGTGGAAGCTCAAATCTCGGAATGGGAGGAACAGTTAAAGGATTATGAACCACATAATTACCTTTACACTGTTGAAATTCCCGATGACAATGGTGGGAATTATTTGGATTGGAATGGGCACCCTTCTGAATCTTTACTGAAAGATGTTGGCTCGTTTTTGGAGAGTAATGGTTTTGAGAGGGTACAGGATAGCCCTGCCAGATATGAGAGAGGTGAAAGCACCGTTGTTTTGAACCCTAATGCGACTGGAGCTGATTTGTATGCGGAATTGCAGGAGGCTCTTGGCAGTGACAAGAAAGCATCACTTGCATTGGCGGAGTTAGGCTATGCCGGCATTAAATATCCGGCAGAATTTCGCAGTGGCGGCCGTAAGGACGGTGCGAAGAACTATGTTATCTTCAACGAGAATGACGCGGAGATAACTGACCATGTGCGTTTTTTCAAGACCAAGAATGGCGAGGCTTATGGTTTTACTGTTGGTGGCAAGATTTACTATGACCCGAGGATTGCGAATGCCGAGACACCTGTGCATGAGTATGCCCACTTGTGGGCGAGTGCGCTGAAGGCGAACAATGCGAAGGAATGGAAGAATGTGGTGGACTTGATGAAGGGCACCAATGTTTGGGAGGAGGTGAAGAAAACCTATCCCGAACTTGAGACGGACGATGAGATTGCTGACGAGGTGCTTGCCACGTATTCGGGCCGACGGGGTGCGGAGCGACTTCGTGAGGAGATGCGCAAGGCTGCTGCTGAGGGTGATGGCGTGATGGGCAAGGCTGAGGCGGTGAGTGCGCTGCAGCGTGTGAAGCGTGCCATTGACAAGTTCTGGAAGGCTGTGGCAGACTTCCTTCACATTCATTACACGAGTGCTGAGGAGGTGGCTGACAGAGTGATGAAGGATTTGCTTGACGGTGTGGACCCGAGAAGCATGATGGACGGTGGCAAGAGCCTTCGTCCTGAGACGCGTGTCAATGTAGTGGAGGCTGAGGCCGGGCATGGCTTTAAGAATTATGCGGAGGCTAAGACTTGGGCTAAGGAGCATATAGCACGCACTTATAGCGGTGAAGAGACTGGTGGCAAGGGTGATATACGCATCAGCAATGCGGCCGTTGACAAATATTTGTCGCAGAGTGCAGTTGACAAGAGTGAGAGCAAGGACGTTCACTTGGCTGTGTTGAAGGTGTTGCCTGGTGTTATACGTGAAAGTGTAGATGCAGAACAGCATGCGGACTTTAAGAAGGGCGAAGATGGTGTGCGTTCGGCAGAGAATGGCATCAATCCAGATGTAACCATACACAGATTGTATGGTGCGGTGCGTATGGACGGAAAGGTGTATAGGGTTAAGGTTACGTTGAAAGAGGATTCAGCAAGAAGCCGAGACCCCAAGAAAGCGTATAGCTATGAAGCAACAAAAATAGAGTTGTTAGCTGGACAACATGGGAAAGACTCTGAAACAGAACGTTTCCCCCGCAATTCTAACAACTCTATAACTGCTGCAAATTTACTGTATGGTGTTGAGAAATCCTACGGTGGCGGTAAGTTTTTTGAAGATTACAATAAAATTCGTGAGCAATTTATTGGTGAGAAGGGTGCTGCAGCTGCCGACCATGCCGATGAGGTGAACACGCGACTTGACAACCTAAGTGTGGCTCGCGAGATGGAGGCTGAGAAGAAGGACGCCCAGGCTATCAAGATGGCTACGGGCTGGGAACGTGGTGCTGACGGCAAGTGGCGTTATGAAGTTGGAGATGTAAGGTTTTATGACGGTATTCAGCTTATAAATAGAAGCGTAAAAACGGAAGCAACGCTTAATGATTTGCTTGAAGATAATAAAGATAAAGAGGCTTTATTCGCGAGCTATCCCTCATTGAAAAATATGCCCGTGGTTCTTGAAGATATGGGGTATAAGGGAGCTGGAGAATATAACTACGGAAAGGGAACAATTCGTCTTAATACCTATTTGCTTACGGACAATGACGGGTATTTTACTAAGCCTGCCGTTGAAAGTCTCAATCATGAGATACAACATGCTATTCAGAAGATTGAGGGTTTTGCCAGAGGTGGCAGTCCTGCGATGGTGCGGTCGGAGATAAAGAAGCAGATGGCCGAGGTGACGAAGCAGATAAGGCAGTTGCGTGCTGAGGGCAAGGAGGCTGGGGCGAAGGAGCTCATCAAGAAGAACAGGGGGCTTTACGAGGCATCTGTAGGTGATGATGACTTTGGCAGTTATAAGTCGCTTGCCGGTGAGGTGGAGAGCCGCAATGTGGAGAGCCGTATGGGCATGAGCGCGGAGGAGCGCCGGGCGAGCCTTGCTGCTGAGACTGAGGACGTGAGCCGTGAGGACCAGATATTCTTGACGAGTGGTGATGGTGGAAATGCTAATAGTGAAATGCTCCAGGAAACGGGAACGGAGAATGACTATTCAGAGTTTGCTAAAGAGCATGGCGTTGACGCGGATATGGTGAAGGATTATGCGTTGGGCATGGAGACTGGCAACTTGCATAAGGCTGATTTTGCCTTGACTGAAATACGCCGTACGATGCGTGTGGCAAACCGTGGCATGAAGCTTTCGGAGTTTGGCAAGTTGTTCCGCCCTGTGCAAAAGGAACTTGCTGAACGTTATGGTGACATAGAGGTGTTGCGGCAGGAGTATATTGATGCTGAGATGCGTGAACGTGGCGTTATGGAGGCTGCCCGAAAGCGTGCCGAGGAGGAGGCGGCGAAGCGTAAGGCTCGTGCTGATGAGTTGCGTTTGTTGCCGGCTGAGGAACTTGACAGGCGTTATTTTGAGGCGGTTGAGCGTGGTGACGATGCTGCTGCCCGCGAGATGCTTGACGAGGCAGCCCGCCGCAAGGGTTATGGCGATACTGAAAGTGAGTACCAGGGTGTGGGTGCATGGGTGGCACCGTCGAACCCAGGGTATGAGAGTGTTGCAGCGCGTAGGGCTGATGTGGAGGATAATGCTCCTGATGTGAATGTGGAGGACATTGCTCTGGGGTATTCGCTGGTTGACGAGAATTATTGGCGTGAGCCTCGCAAGTACATGCAGACTGACGCTACTGCTGTGGAGTCGGTAAACGCGATAAGAGAAGCAATAGCCGCAGTCAGACGTGGCGAGAAGAATGTAAAGGTGAAAGTGTATCGTGCTGTGCCTACATCGGTGAAAGAAGGAAAATTGCGCAATGGCGACTGGGTGACTCCGTCGCGAGCGTATGCTAAGATGCACGGTGAGCACCGGTTGGAGGGTGACTACCGCATTATAGAAGATGAGGTGCCAGTGAATGAGCTTTGGTGGGACGGAAATGACAGCCGTGAATGGGGCTTTGACGATGGCAAGGGCTACAAGTATAAGAATGTGGAGAACAGCCGCAAGTTGAATGACCTTGTGACGCGTGATGATAATGGCGAGATTATTGCTCCTTCGAAGCGTTTTGACCAACGCAAGGCTGACGAACGCTATCATAAGGTTGGCACACCTCGTAAGCCCAATAGTGCTGAGGTTGCTTTGCGTGATGTGTTGATAGAGCACATGAGGGGCAGTGGCCTTGATGTGATTGGCACGGAAGATGGCCAGCGTGTGCTTGACATGGCGAATGATGATGGTGCGAAGGAGCACCGCGTGTACCACGGCAGCGGTGCTGAGTTTGACCACTTTGACCATAGCCACATGGGCGAGGGCGAAGGTGCGCAGGCTTATGGCTGGGGTACTTATGTGACTGAGGTGAAGGGTATTGGCGAAGGGTATGCGATTCAGAATAGCGAGGAGCCAAGAACTCATTATGTATATAACGGTGATACGCATGGACTTAGTGAGGAACGTATCAATGAGATATTGGAAGTCTTGTTAGATGCTGGGCCATCCGAAGGACATATTGTTAGCGAGTATAATGATGCATTGGGCTGGTATAGTGGCAAACGCGATGAATATTGTCAATATTTGGCAAAAGACGCGTCATTGCTGAACCCTTCTGATATTTCCGTTGTTGTGGACAAAACAAGAAATCTTTACACTGTTGAAATTCCCGAAGACAATGGTAAGAATTATCTGGATTGGAATTCAGAGACTGGTAAGGATTTGGTGTCACGCTTGGTAAGTATTTTACGCGCTGATAAGGAACTAAAAGAAGCGTATGAAGGAAGGCTAAGCGAGCTGAATAAAGAACTTGGGAAATTTGCTCCAAGAACTTTGTTCTCTGATACTTACGTACAGCTTGCGGAGTTGCTTGGCAGTGACAAGAAGGCATCGCAATTACTATCGTCGTTGGGTTATGTCGGCATTAAATATCCGGCAGACAATCTACGTGGCGGCCGTAAGGACGGTGCGCAGAACTATGTCATCTTCAACGAGAATGACGCGGAGATAACTGACCATGTGCGTTTCTTTAAGACCAAGAATGGCGAGGCTTATGGTTTTACTGTTGGTGGCAAGATTTACTATGACCCGAGGATTGCGAATGCTGAGACTCCTGTGCATGAGTATGCGCATTTGTGGGCAGAGGCTCTGAGAAATGGCAATGCTGAGGAGTGGAAGAACGTTGTGGAGCTGATGAAGGGCACCCCCGTTTGGAATGAGGTGAAGGCGCGTTATACTGAGTTGAAGAGTGATGATGAGATTGCTGACGAGGTGATTGCTACTTATTCGGGCAGACGTGGTGCTGAACGCTTGCGTGAAGAGCAGCGGAAGATTGCCGATGGTGATGGCAGTGTGTCTGAGAAGGCAGCGGCTATCAGTGCGCTTGAACGCGTGAAGCAGGCTCTGAAGAAGTTCTGGAAGGCTGTGGCAGACTTCCTGCATATTCACTACAAGAGTGCGGAGGAGGTTGCAGACCGCGTGATGAAGGATTTGCTTGATGGTGTGGACCCGAGAAAGTTTATGGGTAACAACGAGAAAGGTTTTAGATTCAGTGCAAAACAAAAAAGAGCACTTGAAACCGCCTCTCTTGGAAATGCTCCAAGGTCATTAACTGTCGTTTCAAGTGCCACTGGCGCAAAGGTACTAAATAGTATTGATAAACTTGTGGACTCATTAGAGAAATCTGCAACTCAACCGAAAACTTTCATTGGTAATGTGGCAAAGGCTCTCGGTGCGAGCAGGTTTGGCAGTGGTAGCGAGTATGCGACTTTCGAGACCAAGAACGGTGATGTTGTAACAATACGCCTTGCAAACCATAATGCTCATGTTTCAGGCTTTGACCATAATGGCAAGGACAATGGTATAAGTATCGTTATTTCTCCAAAGCCCAATGAGGGAATTACAAACGACGGCAACGCTCATATCACGGAGTTCTATTACGACTCTATCAAATTGCGTAGGGCTGACGGCAAGCCATTGGCTGATATTGTGCGCTCTATCAAGCAGGCACTATATAGCGGTGAGTTCAAGGACACAACGGGGCTTGCGGAGCGTCAGGAGGTGAATGGTGATGATGTGATTCGCTTCCAGCTCATCGGTGAGAATGATGCTGCGACTGCCGAGGGGCTGAAGGACGTTGTGGAGAAGATGAAGGCTGACGTTGAGCGGTTGCATGAGGGTGAGCTTGATGATTTGCGCTCGGGTGCGCGGGCTATTGGCGGCAGGCTGAGTGAGCTGAACAAGGCGATGCGCCTGCAGCGTGCTTATGACATGAGCACTGTGGCGAGTGTGACGGAGCTGGCGAAGACGATGCTAAAGAATGGCTTGCTGAGTGAGATGAGTGACTATGATGTGCGCCGTTTGCTGTCGGTGGTGAATAATGTGCATGGCAAGGGTGACATCAGGCCTTATGTGCAGAAGGTTGTGGACATGATGGTTGGCAACCGGCTGCGTAATGTGTCGAAGGCGTTTGACAAGTTGCTGGCCATGCGTGGGAAGAAGGTTGATGCGCGTGGCGTGGAGGTGCAGGGTGAGCTTGACTTGGCTGGCCAGCGCATGGCAGATGTGGTGTGGAAGGGCATCGGCATGTCGGACGATGATGTGAAAGACATGTGTGCTGACGCCCAGGACCGCATGATGAGTGCGAATGGTGCGGAGGCTGCTGCTGCCGCGACGGACTATGCCGGGTGGCAGATTGTGATGCGTTACAATGAGACGATACGTGACAGCAAGAGTGAGGAGGTGCGGTTGCGCGAGGACTTGAAGCGTGCGAAGGAGGATTATGATGCCGGGCGTATGACGCGTGAGGCTTACATGGAGTTCAGGGAGAGCACGAATGACGCGATACGCGAGAACCGCATTGAGCGTGCTGAGGCTTATGAAGAGTTGTATGAGCAGCTTGGTGGTGCTTATGGTGAGAGCATTAAGCGTGCGGCTGACTTTAAGGCTGCTGAGAAGGCGCGTGTGCTGGAGATACAGCATAATGCGAACTCGGACATGGAGGGCCGCCCGGCGCGCTCATACAGAAAGGACACTGCTGTGGACAAGGTGTTGAACAGCTCGCCAGTGCAGTTGTTGTTTGCCCCGCTTGGTACGTTTGACCAGATGTTGCGTATGTTTGGCAGCAAGAATGTGAAGGGCGAGGGTTACTTGTGGAACCGGTACATGCGTGGTTGGCTGACTGCGACAGAGAATGAGTATACGGGTTATCGCGATGCTACTGCCGAACTTGACGCGAAGGCTGCTGAGGTGCTTGGCAAGGGTAAGACTTGGGCTGACTTGTTTGCGCTTGAACGTAAGTTGCCGAAGGCGACGGTGCGTGTGTGGGACGATGGCGAGATGAGGGAGCTTGAATTGCCCCAGGGTAACTTGCTTTACATCTACATGGTGGACAAGATGGCTGACGGCCGCATGAAGTTGCGCAAGATGGGTGTGACGGAAGATGATGTGGCTGCGATTGTGGATTTTCTGGACCCGCGGCTGAAGGAGATTGGTGACTGGCTGCAGGAGGTGTATCTTGTGGAGAAGCGAGGTAAGTATAATGAGGTGCATGAGCGTATGTTTGGTGCTGCGATGGCTTCGATAGACAATTACTTCCCGCTGAAGATATTGAAGGACGCACGTGCTGAGAATGTGGACGTGGGTGTGGAGAAGCGTGAGTCGGAGATGGCATCTACGATTACGGGCAGTGTTGTGAAGCGTACGCGTAATGCGCTGGCACTTGACTTGCTGAACTCTGATGCCTTTTCGGTGGTGCTGGACCACTTGCAGCAGATGGAGCATTGGAGTGCCTTTGCGGAGTGGAACAGGGACTTGAACACGCTGTTGTCGTACAAGCACTTCCGTAACCAGGTGAAGAATATGCGTAGTGCATACGGTAGCGGTGAGCGGCTGTGGGAGGCTTTTGACAAGGTGGCGCGTATTGCTGCCGGCACTTATACTCCGCCCAAGGCTTTTGCTGACAAGCTGGCTGTAAATATAGCGAAGGGTGTTACTGCTGCGAAGATTAGCTTGCGTGTGTTTACTGCGCTCAAGCAGTTTACATCGTTCCCGGCGTACTTGTCGGACAGTAATCCGGTGTATCTGCTGAAGGGTGTGGCTAACCCGTATGGTTCGTGGAAATGGTGCATGGAGAATTTGCCCTTGTTTGAGAAACGCTGGAAGAGCCGCATGGCTGGTGACCCGAGGTTGCTGAAGAATGAGATGGACTGGGGCTTGTGGCGTGACAATGTGGTGCAGATGGCTGCGAAGTGGGGTATGACTCCGAATGCTTTTGTTGATGCGCTGACGGTGTGCATAGGTGCGAGGGCGATGTATGAGACAAGGCGCAGGAAGTATATTCGTTATGGTTATGGCCTGGAGGAGGCTGAGCGACGTGCGAAACAAGATGCTTCGATATTGTATAACCAGACTCAGCAGTCGAGCGAGGGTGCTTTTTTGTCGGCCTTGCAGGTAGACAGGTCGTGGTATTCGGTGTTGTTTACGGCGTTCAGGAACTCTTCGATGTCGTATACGCGTCAGTTGTATGCTGCATTGCGCAACACTGGCCGCAGGATAGCGGGCGGTGCGAAGTTTAAGGGCATGAGCGAGGCGTTTATGGCTAAGCAGATGGAACGCGACGGCATAGACCCGGAGAAGGCTTCGAAGAATGCGAAGGCGGAGTATCGCAAGAGTTGGATAAATGACTTGGTGCGTGCTGGTGTGTTTGGCTATGTGTTGCAGCTGGCTTGGAATTGTGGTCCGTATGCGCTATATATGTTGTTTGGCGATGATGAGAAGAAGGGCAAGGAGATGTGGCATGATATATGGACGCACACTGCATTTGGCTCGGTGGAGGGCTTGACTGGTGGTGATGTGTGGAGCGCGGGCTTGCAGTCGCTGTGGAACCATTTTGTGAATGGTGAGGACTTTAATGCTAACAGCGTGAATAAGGATATGCCATTGACGAGTGACTTGCTTAATGTGGTGAAGAAGGTTGGCAGTGACAATTATGGTGCGGTGAATGATGTGCTGAACTTGCTTGTGCAGGCTGGTTTTGGTGTGAACCCTCAGACGCTGACAGATGCTGCGGTGGCGATATATGACTATTGTGGCTCTGACGTTGAGACGACGAAGGAGTGTGCGCTGCTTGTGATGCGTGTGATGAACTGCCCTCAGAGCCAGATGGATAATATCTACTTTGATGAGATTGATGCTACTGGCGAGGAGGCGAAGGCGATGAGTGTGGAGGAGATTGCTGAACGCTATGCGAGGTATAAGGCTTTGCGGAGTGCTCCGTTGCGTGCGTTGAGCAGTGATGCCTTGAAGACTGCTGAAAAGAAGCCTCGCGAGAGGGTGATGACGGAGGCGAAGGAGCAGCTGGACGGCCGATTGATGACTGAGGAGGCTCAAAGGTATCTTGATGAGTATGAGGCGACGAAGAAGAAGGTGACGGAGACTCGTGCTTTGGCTGATACTGACCCGAAGGCTTTCATGCAGCAGATGCCGGCTCTGGCGCGCTCGGGTGAGTTCAGGAGGTACAGGCGTGTCGGGCTGTACAAGAGTGAGGTTGAGAAGCTGACGAAGAAGTTGCTCCGGACGAGTGACCCGGCAGAGCGTAGGGCGTTGTTTGGTAAGATGCTTGATGCTCGTGACAAGATGCTGAAGCAGGTGAAGGAGATGGAGTGAGGAGGGGGAGTTTCAAGTTGATAAGTTGATAAGCTTATGAAGTTACCTCTGCTTGTCCAACTCTTGAAAGTGACTCCACTAATGGGTAGTGATAGAAAGAAAAAGCGTGACAGTGTATCTGTTACGCTTTTTCTGTTATAATCCGAGTCGCTTGACAAGGTATGTGCCTACTGCAAGGTCCTCTTCTTTTGCTGCTGCCTTAATTTCGTCTAATGCCTTTTTCGGTATGCTGCAATATAGTATAGCATCGCCTACTTTTTTTCGGCCTGCGTTTTGGCGTTTGCCGCCCCATGTGTTATTGTCCATATTACATTATTCTAAGTTGTCCAGTCGGACACCATGAAGTTTCGTACTGGTTGTCTATGTTAGCTAAGTATTGTTCGATGCTTTTATTCACTTCTTCAAGCTTAATTTCTACTATTGTAGATAAAAAGTCGAGTTATAAACTCGTGGTAAGCCCCACCCCATGAAGGTGGGGCTTTTTGTCATTTCTGATTACGCCATAGTTCGTAATCGTCCCAACTCTCGAAGTCAGTGTAGCCACCGACTACGGCAACTACTTTTGATGCCCAAGGCATGGCTTCTATTGCCTTCTTACGCCAGTATGATGTGTGCTTCTCGCACTCGTAAAATCCTTCTCTCATTGTGTTTGACTTAACCGTGATGTCGAGGGCTGTGTTTTTTTAATTTTCAAGAGGTTCGATTTCTACTGCCCATGCAGGGGCAGTGTAATCTTCATTCGCAACAGCGAAATAAGTTTCACCTACACGGACAACTTCAAAATAGTAGTCATTCTCGTGCTCTGTGAGCCAATCTATATACTCCTCAGTACCAAGATTCTTAAGAAAATCGTAAATGGCACCTTGTTCATATTCTGCCGATAGAGACTCGGCATTCTGGAAATAAGAAGGCTCTACAACCTGGTAAAGTTCCTCTTTCGCTTTAAGATTTGATGTAAGCATGATATTTTGTTTTAAGTTTGTTGTTTGTTTCTTAATTACACTGCAAAGATACGGCCTTTCTTTTGAAAATCCAAGGAAAATCAAAATTATTTTGCGAAATATGCTGTAAAACATATTTTTGGGTGTTTGACGGGGTGTCTATAAGTAGAAAGAAGTAGATGATATATATGTTGTTCGGGTGGGAATAAAGCGCGTTGTGTGAGTATGGTGGTTAACTTTGCGTTGGACGTGGATTATATGCGTCTGCAGGAAGATTATGGATATAAGGTTGAACATATTGCGTGCTGATGTGCTTGGGAAGGTGCATGAGATGGCGGGTTACACTGGCGCCAAGATGGTGCAGGGTGATGATGGTGTGTATGTGCGTGTGGCGACTACTGAGGCTGATGAGCGTTTGCTGTCGGAGTTTGTTGAACGGGCGAAGGCTGATGTGGTGATGGGGCTTGGAAGATATGGGGCGCGTGTGCTGGAGAATGAGGACACGGGTGTGATGGTGCTGGCGTTGGACATGCCGTCGAACTATGACACGCGGCTGAATGATGCGGTGTGTGAGGAGGTGGCGAATTGTATGTTGTATACTGCTGTGGGGTATTGGTTTATGCTGACGAACAAGCAGGAGGCTGGGGCGTATGTGCAGATGGCCCAGGGTAGTTTGTCTGTGGCGCGTCAGATGCTGTCGAAGCGTGTTGCTCCGGTGCGTGTTGTGCCGACGGTGAGTGATGAGGGAGATGGTGTGAGTTATGAGTGAGGAGGGAAGATAAGAGTTTATGAGTTGATAAGTTGAAGAGTTGAGAAGTTAAGAGAAATGTTTTAGAGGGTGGACTCGCAGAGGTAACCTCATAAGCTTTTCAACTTATCAACTTTTCAACTTGATAATGATTATAGGAGGTTTTTGAATTATGCCGAGGAAACAGACTTTAGAGGTTAAGCTATATTTGAGTGAGCTGATGTATGATGTGCAGCAGAAGGCTTGGCATACGGGTGAGAGTATGCGTGGTGGTGATGCTGCGTCGGAGGAGCAGGCGTCGAAGGTGGAGGAGTTGTCGGACGCTGGCAAGAATTTGGTGTTGCGTGCTTTTGGCAATGCTTATGGGGTGTTGCGTACGGAGCTTGGTGAGTACATAGTGGAGGGGTGTGCGATGGCTGACAATTTGCTGCTGCCGGAGGTGCGGAAGAAAATTGTGCAGTGCATTGTGATAGGTTATGGTGGTGCGCCTTCAAGGTCTGTGAGTGATGAGACGGAGGATAATACGCTGGTGGTGCTGCTGCGTGTGCCGATGAACTTTAACCTGGGTGTGCGTCAGGGTGTGGCGGCTGCGATGCACGCTTATATGGTGGATTGTGCGATGGCTGAATGGCTGATGGTGAGCGCGGCGGCTGGTGGTGCTGCTCAGTGGCTGGAGCGGGCGAAGGCTGACTTGCTGGCATTGCGTGTGGCCTTGAACAAGCGTATACGTCCGACTCGTGTGCATGAGCCGGCACGAACAGAACCTAAGACTAAAGATGATGTGCGTTATGAGTAGTGAGAATGCTGTGAAGATGGTTTATGGGCCTTATGGCTGGGTGGTAGGTCCGGCAGACAAGGTGGCTGGCTATGGCAAGTGTTGTTGTGGCTCGGTGAGAGATGGTGGGAGCAGACGTGTAACGTTGTTGTTTGACCGTGAGGCGTTGTTGTATGACATTGCGAATGTGGCGTATGTGGAGGGTGATGTGATGCAGACTGATAATGCGCATGACCGCCACCAGGTGATGGATATAGCTGAGCAGGGTAATGTGGACAGGGTGACGCGTGTGCTTGACCTTGCGCATTCGGAGTGTGTTGAGGCTCTTTATCCGTTTACTAAGGTGGAGTGTGATGATGGTGCGGAGCTTGATGATTTGTTTGGTGAGTGTGCGTCGTATGTTATAGCGCTGAGGGTTCCGGAGAGGTTTTCGGGGACTACTGCGAGGTTGCTTGAGCAGTTGATACATGAGTATATGGTGGCTATGGTGTTGGCTGACTGGCTTGGGATAACGTATCCTGCTGCGGCTGAGAAGTGGGCTGTGAAGGCTCAGGGTGCGCTTGATGAGGTGAAACGTAAGTTGCATTGGCGCATGGGCGTGCTGACGCGTCCGTTGCGTCCGTTTTAATTGTGTGTGGTGTTATGGCGAGAGGTTATAAGACTGGTGGCAGGGTGAAGGGTACGCCGAACAAGCCTAAGCCTTACAAGCAGTTGATATATGGTTGTATTTCGGCTGGTGTGGGTGATTACTTTGAGAGTGGTTTGTTTGACAAGGATTTGCTTGCTCTTGACGCTAAGGACCGTATTTTGGTGATGGAGAAGCTTGCCCAGTATGTTGTGCCGAAGCAGCAGAGCCAGAAGGTTGATGTGCAGGCGTCGGCGGAGGTGTCGGAGTCGTTGTCGGAGAAGTTGTCTGCGATGGCTATGGAGTATGAGTCAAAAGAAGAGTAGTGTGAAATGGAACAGAGAATAGAGTATAAGGGTATGACTTCGCAACCATCGGACTATGCGTGTGGTGATGGCGAGATGAAGCTTGCAGTGAATGCTGAGTATAGAGATGGTGGGTATCATGCTGTGAGGGTGCCGAAGGAGATTGAGTTTGCGAAAGAATGGTTTGAACCGATTTTTGTTCATAAAGTGGAGGATAAGACTGTCATTATAGGTTTTGAAAGTGATGGTGCTATATACCCAACTTACAAATTATCTGCTTATGAATTGAATGTCAACACATTAGGAGACGAAAATTTAATAAAAGATGAAATAGCGACAGAGCAAAAGTTTGATGATATATGTGCGACAGGTAAAATCATCTCGTTTGTGAATGAAGGAAAATTATGCCATTTGGTATACCAGTCTCAAGGTTCGTGTTATTTGTACCTTGTAGGATTACCAGACTTCATAAACATTCATTTTAAGGCTGTAAGGCAGAATCTACGAGATAAAAAATGGGCAGGCGGAGAAACAAATTATCCAACAGCAGTATACAATCACGGGTTTAGAGGTTGGACTGATGCGGGCTGCAATACGGTTTTGGCTATTTCGGATAATATATATAAAGGAGGCGTATCTTTTTACTTTGTTCGTTATTCAAGCAAGGAAATGTCAATCGGATTGGCAAGAACGAGTTTGGGTAATGGGAACAAGTCTAATAATGGGACAAAGGGAAACTTTGATATAGCAGAGAACTTCATACTTTCGGCTGTAAACTCAACAAAGAACGAACTTGACAAGCAAGGGCTTTTTATGTACCCTGTTGTGTTGAGATATGCAATGAAGATGTACGATGGCAGTTATATCAATATATCACCTCCTATTTTAGTATTTCCATCGAATGATAGTCCGGCTCTAATAATCAAGGGGGCGATTGCAGAAGAAGAAAAATCGTCAGGTGATGAGAATACAGCCTTGCTCAAATATACGCTTAAAGAAGCTTATGTGGGGTTTGAAGCATATCAGATAGAATGTAAGAATGATGGAGAAACACAAACTGAAATACAGGAGAATATAAGCAATTTAAGGAAATGGCAAGATTTAATTTCGTCAATAGACATATTTGTGTCAAGACCTTTATATACGATAGATACTGATGAATTGGGCATTGAGCGCACTTACAAATTAGATGGGAAAAATGATACTGATTTCAAATTAGATTTCAAGAGGAAACAGGGTTATAAAGAGGCGAAAGATATTCAAAATTTTTATTTGGTACGTTCATTCCCTATACGCGATTATCTGGATGGGTGCACGAGTTGGAAGAATATTGTAGAGAAGGACAAGCAGACTCTTGTAAATTATACAGAAGGAACGCAATTAACAGATAATTCTTTCTCAAACCAAAACATACAAGCGTCAAGGTTATATAGTTTCAACTCGCGATTAGTTGCTGCAAATATAAGGAAAATGCACATGAAAGGACTTGACCTGAGTATTGAAGCACCATTAGTGGAAGATGCTGAGAAAGGTTCAGGTACTGATGCGACACCTTCATATGCCACAGTTATCAATGAAAAATATACAGAAATAAAAACAACTGGATATGTTGATAATTTATTTTGCGAAGTGTTGTTTGACACTCGGAATTATAAAAAGAAAATAAATGACGCAGAAATTAACGGATATAGTTCATCTTCGTATTCTATGTGCAAGTTTCGTGCGAAATCAGATATTTGGAATGATTCTGTATTGCGCATTCCTTTGTTTATAACAATTCCGGAGTCAAAAGCAGACAGGTTGGCTTTAGTGCCAGGAGTTGAAAGCGATACGGATATTGTAGGAATAGAAAATGCTCCTGCTGTTGTTCTGCAACTTCATCAGAGTGACTTTTTGAATGTGTCATATTGTTTCAATGAAGAAAGCGAACTTAATGTAAATGCTATCATAAATGCTACGGAACTGACTACAGGACAAGATTATTATTCATTGCCAGAAAGGGATTATGAAGAAGACAGGAATTTGGTGAAAATATCAGAAGTTAATAACCCTTTTGTTTTTAGTGACGGGAATAGTGCGCAATGTGGTACAGGCACAGTAAAGGCTATATCAAGCAACTCTCGCGCAGTGAGCCAGGGGCAGTTCGGTCAATACCCGTTATATGCTTTCTGCACAGATGGTGTGTATGCTATAGGCATTGGTTCTGACGGAACACTGCAAAACTGCTCGCCGTTTTCATACGACATACTTTCAGATGCTAATAGTGTGGCGAATATGGAAAGTGATGTGGTGTTCATAACCAAGCAGGGTGTTGTATCATTAGGCGGTGAAGGCCGTCAACTGATGTTGCCGGCAGACAAGTCGTCAACCTACGCCTATGATAAATGTCTGCCGGAGTTGCATCAAAAGACGTTTGTTGAGAAGGCTCTGAGTGGGATTGTAAAGCTTGACAATGCGCCGCAGATGACTGACTTGTACACTTACTTGACGAATGGTGCGCGGATAGCGTATGACTATCCGCATGGCCGTTTGCTGGTGTATAATCCGAATTACAACTATACGTATGTGATGGAGGCGTCGTCGGGTATGTGGAGTGTGATGGCGAAGGGTTTTTACAGCAACTTGAATGTGTATGAGCAGTGCTTGATGGTGACGAAGGAAGAGGTGAAGCATGAAGATGGCACGACGGACGACCAATACAAGGTGTGGAACTATTCTACCGATGATGTGGTGGAGGGGCAGAGGGCTTACCTTATCACTCGTCCGTTCAAGTTTGGTGAACCAGATGTGCACAAGAGTTTGCAGGGTGTTATTCAGCGTGGTGTGTTCTGCAACAAAAACGATGTGAAGCAGTGCTTGTATGCGAGCAATGACTTGTACAGGTGGGTTCCGGTGCATTCGAGTGACAGCATTTATATGCGTGGCATGAGGGGTACGGGTTATAAGTACTTTAGGGAAATATTGTTTTTGCCGGAGTTCAAGCAGGACGAGGTGTTGCATGGTGCGACGGTGGAGTATGTGCCAAGAATGACGAACAAGATGAGATAAGGTGTGAGTGAGGTTGCGGACATATTGCGAGAGAATGAGCGGCGCAATGCTGAGGTGTTTGCTCCCTTCAACCCTGTGACGGGTGAGGGGAGCATACTTGCGCGTGTGCGTGTGGAGGTGTCGGACTTTCCGATACGCGTGCAGTGGCTGCCTGAGGGTATGCTTGATGTGCCGCTGGTTAAGCGACTGGCTGAGGCTGGCAGTGTGGCTGCATTTTATGAGGGGCTTGGTGAGGAGCAGGCTTATACGGAGGAGGTGTATCAGTATATAGTGCGCAAGTTTGTGCGTGTGCGTTGTATGTATGACTTTCCGTTTTGGGCTGTGATGTATGTGCTGATTAGCAACAAGACGGGTGGTGATGACATACATTTTAGCTTGAACAGGCCTCAGCGTTTGCTGGTGACGCGTTTTGAGGAGATGCGTATGAATGGTGAGCCAATCCGCTTGATATTGCTGAAGGCGCGCCAGTGGGGTGGTTCGACTGCTACGCAGATATATATGGCGTGGTTGCAGTTGGTGCATAAGACTGGTTTGAACTCGCTGATTGTGGGGCATGTGAAGGACGCATCGTATGAGGTGCGTGACATGTTTGACAAGATGATTGATGAGTACCCTGTGGAGTTGCTTCATGAGATTGGCGAGAGCTATGACCCTAATGAGGCGAAGATAGAGGGTGTTGGGAACAGTGGCAACATAAGGCGTATACCGCAGCGTAACTGCAAGATAAAGATTGGTTCGTATGAGAAGCCGGAGTCGGCGCGTGGTGGTGCTTACAGTTTGGTGCATTGTACGGAGGTGGGGCTGTGGAGTCCGACGGAAAACAAGAGTCCGGAGAAGGTTGTGCGTTCAGCTTGTGCTGGTATTACGCTGAAGCCGCTGACGATGATAGTGTATGAGAGTACGGCGAATGGTACGGGCAACTTTTTTGAGCGGGAGTATAATGCGGCTAAGGAGAGTGATGCGCACATAAGGCGTGGTGAGGAGAGCACTTCGCAGTTCAGGTCGTTGTTTGTGGCATGGTATCAGATTGAGATATACAGGCGTGAGTTTGAGAGTGATGAGGCGAGGCGGTTGTTTGCCCTGGCGCTTGTAAGAAACAAGCATAATGCTTATACGCCGACGAACCGTGCGGAGGCCGGCCGCTACTTGTGGTACTTGTGGGAGTGTGGTGCGACGCTGGAGGCGATAGCGTGGTATGTGGAGGAGCGCAAGAAGTATACGGACCATGGTGACATGGCGAGCGAGTACCCGACAGATGACAATGAGGCGTTTGTGTATTCGGGTTGCAAGGTGTTTGACAAGATGCTTGTGGAGGCTTTCCGCCCTGCCTGCCGTGAGCCTCGGTATGTGGGTGACATTTATGCTGATGGCGACGAGGGCAAGGAGGCGATGCAGCATATAAGGTTTAAGGAGGACCGGACGGGGCTGCTGTGCGTGTGGGAGAAGCCCGACATAGATGATGCGGAGAAGGTGCGTGACCGTTACCTTGTGGTGGTGGATATTGGTGGGCGGTCGGCGAAGGCAGACTGGTCGGTGATATGTGTGATAGACCGCATGTATTTGATGAGTGGTGACAGGCCGGAGGTGGTGGCTCAGTGGTATGGGCACATAGACATGGACTTGCTGGCGTGGAAGGCGGCTCAGATTGCGAAGTGGTATGATGATGCGCTGCTTGTGATAGAGAGCAACACGCTGGAGACAAAGGACAAGGACCGCATGGTAGATGGTGACCAGTCGCAATTTATATTGTACAAGGTGAAAGACGTGTATGACAATTTGTATGCGCGCGAGCAGAGTGAGGACGAGATACGTGAGGGTGCTCCGAAGCTGTATGGGTTCCACACTAATGTGAAGACGAAGCCGATGATTATATCGAACCTTGTGAAGATGGTGCGTGAGCACTTGTATACGGAACGTGACGGCCGCTGCCTTGATGAGTACTTGACGTATGAGCAGAAGCAGAATGGTGCTTATGGTGCGATAGCCGGCAAGCATGATGACTTGTTGATGACGCGGGCGATAGGTTTGTATATAGCCTATAACTTTAAGGTTATGCCGCTGCCAAGGGTTGTGCCGCGCCGCCTTAAGAGGATAGAGCCGCGCAGCCATGTGGACCGGATAACGGAGGCTGTTATCTGACTTGAATGGTGGTTCTGTTTTTACGCCGGAGGTTGTTGATGATGGCTTTGGCTTGTGATGCGGAGAGGTAGAACTTTGGTGCTGGTGCCGAAACTACTCTGCATACAATTTGGCTCATGCTGAGAGATGGTGACTGGGATTTGAGGGCTTTGCAGCGTGTAAAGATTTCGTTGTACATTTCGCGTTTGCAGTGTGTGACGATGACGGGCAGTCCGCGCATCATGCGGCCTATGACGATGGTGGCCCTTTCCTCGCTGACCCAAAAGCGTGAGCAAGGGTTCATGACTACTTGTTTGAATAGTTTTTCCATGTTGACGTGGCTGCACTCGTGCAGCAGTTGGCGGAAGGCGGTCATGAGCTCGCGTTCGCGTTGTTGCTTGTAGTAAGATGTAGACCCGATGTGTTTCATGTGGTGCGGTATAAAAAAGAAAAGCCCCATGCGCCTACTGGATAGTAGTTGCGCATGGGGCGTAAATGTTCAGCCTTTAGTATGAGATGATGCAAAGTTACGGAAAATCAGTGATTTAGCATAAGAAATGTGTGATAGCTGTTATGTGTGGTTGGAAATAAAGCATCATCGCGTGTAAAATGAACGAAATTTGCTTATAGTAATATAAACTTAAAAGAGATGGCAGAACAAGATAAGGTGCAGATGCCTGTGGAAACGGGTGCTGTGAATGAGGAGCCGAAGAAGTCGAAGCGTGACATGTTGCGCGAACGCTTGTCGAAGAAGTACCCCGACAAGAATTTTGATGACGATGAGGCTTTTGCGGACCAGGTGAATGCAGATTATGATGATTATGACAACAAGATAGCCGGTTACAAGAAGAGTGAGCAGGCGTTGTCGGACATGTTTGCGAGTGACCCGCGCTCGGCAAATTTCCTCATAGACTGGAAGGAGGGTTCGGACCCCGTGATTGCACTTGTGCGTAATTATGGCAGTGACATTGTGGCGGCTGTGGACGACCCCGAACGTCAGGAAGAGATGGCGGAGGCGAACAAGGCGTATATAGAGCGCATGAACCGCAACAAGGCCCTTGAAGAAGAGTATAAGGAGAACTTGAACCAGTCGTTGCAGATGATGCAGGAGGCGCAGGAGCAGAATGGCTGGAGTGACGAGCAGGTAGATGCGGCATGGCAGCAGTTGTTCAAGATAGTAGATGATGCTGTGATGGGCAAGTTTGACCCCGAAACACTGAAGTTGCTGATGAATGGCAGCAACTATGACAAGGCTGTGGCGACAGCTCAGCAAGAGGGTGAGATAAAGGGCCGCAATGCGAAGATAGAGGAGAAGCTTAGAAAGCAGCAACAGGGTGACGGGACGGCCCACCTTAATGGTAAGAACGGACGTGCTCCGCGCCGTACTGCCGACCAAAGTATTTTTGCCCTGGCATCGCAAGCCTAAGGCATGCAGACTTATATAGAGATGAAAAATATTGAAGACGAAGAAACCATACAATTTCCTAAAGATGTTGTTAGAGTAGGGCGTGGCAGTGTGGGACTGAGAAGTCAGGTGCCTGGCATTGCTACAACGGTGTCGGCTGTGGCTGAGGCTACTGGCGGGCTGCATGGTGGAAGTCTTTTTGTAAAAAGCAGAACAGAGAAATAAACCTTTTAATAATTTAGAGAACTATGGCAGAGAACGTACAAGTAACTACGCCTAACGTAACCCCGCATCCCGGCAGCGTGGGTTTGAAAACACAGGTGTCGGGACAGGCCACTACCGTGTCGGCAGCAGCAGATGCTACTGGCGGTGTGGGTGCAGGCAACTTTATAGAACAAGACCTTGATGCTGAACTTTTTGCCTTTAAGGGTGACGATACCCCGTTGATGCAGCTGATGCTGAAGGCCAAGACTGTGAATGTGAACTCTCCGGAGGTGGAGCATTACATGATAGACGAGCCTCGCAGTTCGGTGGTGACAGCGAGTGCAGTGGAGAAGGACGACACGAAGAATGCCTTTGAACTGCCTCTTGCCTCGGAAGACCAGAACATGCCTCAGGAATATGACACTTTGCTTGTGAAGGGTGTGAATGGCTATACCGAAGATGGTCAGACAGAAACCCCTGGCAAGGACATCATGCTGTTTGTGACCGGCCGTGCAAGCAATGGTAACCCGATTGTGCGTGCCGCTAATGGCAAGAAGAAGTTGAAGACAGACCAGTTCTGCACGGTGCCCGCCATTCCTGCAAACTCTGAGATTGTGATTTTGTCGAATGCGCTTTATGAGACCCAGAAGGAAGTTGCCCCCGACTTGATTGTGCCTCAACCAACTACGGTGTACTTGCAGAAGCGAGGCATGAACCAAATTGTGTCAGACTACTTTGAGAGTCAGCGAAAGCATATCCCATTCTCGCAAGCCTTGATTGCAGAGCAGGCAATTACCAACTTCAAGACCCGTTGCAACCGCACACTTTGGGCGGGCAGAAAGAGCAAGTTTTCGGTTAATGTGCCGAAGCTTGGTGCGCAGGCAGTTTACACAACTGAGGGTATTCGCTGGCAGTTCAAGCGTGAATTGCAGCACACTGGCAAGTGGACTGTGGAGAAGATTATAGCCCTGGCGAAGATGTTCTTCACTGGTGAAGATGTGCCCAAGACCGGTATTTTGCTTGCCGGCAAGAATATGCTTGAACAGATTCAGTGTATAGACTATTCAAAGCACCCCGAAATTCAGATTACTACCAAGACGAACCCTGTGGGTTGGGTGGTGACAAACTTCCATACCGTGTTTGGTGACATCGAAATAAAGCGTGAGCCTACTCTTGACAAACTTGGTTGGAGCAACAGTGGTGCGCTGATTGGTGAGAACCGTCTTGTGCACTACAAGCGTACGAGTGACCATGAGTTCAGCGACAAGGTGGAAGGTGAAGAGGCTACACGCAAGGGTATGATTGTGTGGGACGGCCTTGCTCTGAAGGGTGCTTGCCACATGTTCATAAACGGTGAGGGCGATTGTGCCAATCATGACTCTGTGGTATATATCCAGTGGGACAAGGAGACAGCTCCCGATGTGTCGTCGGCAGGCAATGTGGTATACTACTTGCTGAACGATTGCCCTGCATTGAGCCAGAGTGCCAAGGCCGGCACGATGTGGCGACACAACGGCACGGCATGGGAAGAGTATGCTGGTGAGATTGTGTTTGACTAACGATGTTACTAACATGAAGGTGCTGCCAAAGCAATAGGTGGCACCTTCGTATAAACTCTGAATGATGAGAGAGATGAAAACTTATGGTGTTTATGGCCTTATGGACTGGCAGCCCATCATACGTGTTGGCCGTGCGAAGTTCTGCCCGCTGTTTACGGGCGGTGGTGCGACGGCATACGGGCAGACACCTGCAAAATATGCGACGTCGAATGAAGTGTGCCAGCGCATTATAGAGAACTCTGACTACTTTAAGTCGGGGCATATCAAGTTGCTTTACTCGAACGAGATTGAAGAGGCAAAGGATTTGGAGGTGTGTGCTGAGAGTCATGATGATGGTGCCGAATATGTGGAGAAGGTGTTCCCCTCTATGGGTGATGCCGCATCGTATGTGGCAGACAGTTTTGGTACTCCGAAGTCGAAGTTGCGTACACGCGATGCTATTGTGTCGGCAGGCAAGGCACATAATGTAAACATTAAAATAGCAGATTAGAGGGACTGAATATGGAATTGCACTCACTATCCAAGGTTAAGCCGGAGGAGGCTGACGGCATGGACTCTGTAAAGCGTGACAAGTTGCACAATTCGCAGCGTGCCTATGACGTGCTTGCCATGGCTCAGACATATTGGAGCAACATGGACGATTTCCGTCGTGAGCGTGAGCGCAACAAACGCTACACCTATGGCGACCAGTGGGACGACACAATCACTGTGGACGGGTGTCGCATGACAGAGGGGGAATATATCCAGAAGCAGGGCAATGTGCCGTTGAAGAATAACTTGATACGCCGCCTGGTGCGCAACGTGATAGGTGTGTACCGCTCGCAGTCGAAGGAGCCGGTGTGCAATGCGCGTGACCGCGATGAGCAGAAGCTTGGTGAGACGATGAGCACTGTGCTGCAATATAATATGCAGCTCAACCGCATGAATGAGTTGTATGCGCGCACGATGGAGGAATATATGGTGGGTGCGTTTGTTGTTCACCGCAAATGGTATGGCTGGCGCAATGACAAGTTGGACTGCTGGACGGACTATGTGAACCCTAACCGTTTTTTCGTTGATACGAACATGCGCGACTTCCGAGGTTGGGACGTGACGTGTTGTGGCGAGATACATGACATATCGTTTGGCGACCTGCTTGGACAGTTTGCTCAGGCGCCGTCGGACTATGAACGTCTTGCCAACATATATCGTGCGGCCAACAATATGCGTGGTTTTGTGAGTGCGCGTGCAAGTTTTGGTGTGTCGACGCGTAGGAAGGACATAGATTTTTTGTTGAACACCGACGAGTCGCTTTGCAGGGTGATAGAGGTGTGGCGCAAGGAGACGAAGCCCCGCTACCGATGTCACGATTACAACAATGGTGACGTGTTCAAGATAGACGTGAATGACAAGAAGGCTCTTGTAGACGATGTGAACCAGCAACGTTTGGAACAAGGGTTGTCGTTGGGCATGGCTAAGGAGGACATTCCGTTGGTTAAGGCAGAGTGGTTTGTGGACAGTTATTGGTACTACTACTACCTTACCCCGTTTGGTGACATACTTGCTGAGGGTGAAACGCCTTATGCGCACAAAAGTCACCCCTATGTGTTCAAGGCATATCCGTTCATTGACGGTGAGATACATTCGTTTGTGAGTGATGTGATAGACCAGCAGCGTTATGCGAACCGCCTTGTGACGATGTATGACTGGATAATGCGTGCGAGTGCGAAGGGTGTGCTGTTGGTTCCGGACGAATGCCTTGGCGACCAGAGTCCGGAGGATTTTGCCGATGCGTGGACCCGATTTAATGGTGTGGTGTTGTATCATGCGAAGCCTGGTGTGCCTGCCCCGACACAGGTGGCAAACAATTCGACAAACATAGGTATTAGCGAGTTGCTTAACTTGCAGTTGAAGTTCTTTGAGGATATAAGCGGTGTGCATGGTGCGCTACAAGGACGTCAGGGTACTACTGGCACGAGTGGCACGTTGTATGCGCAGCAGGCGCAGAATGCAACGACTTCGTTGCTTGACTTGCTGGATTCGTTTTCGCAATTTGTGGTAGATGCCGCATACAAGGACGTGAAGAACATTCAGCAGTTTTATGACCAGAAGCGTACCTTTAACATAGCCGGCCGCCAGGCTACGCAGATTGAGTATGACCCGGAAAAAATTCGTGATACCGAATTTGACTTGAGCATAGTGGAGAGCACGGCCACCCCCGTGTACAGACAGATTGCGAATGACTATCTTGTGCAGTTCTGGCAGTCGGGGCAGATTACCTTGCAGCAGTTGCTTGAGGTGGGCGACTTTACGTTTGCGGACCAGTTGTTGCAGAGCATTAAGAGCCAGCAGCAACAGATGCAGCAGGGACAGACACCGGAAGGTGTGCCGCCAGAGCTGATGCAGCAGGCGCAGAATGGTGCTGACATGAATGCGGTTAACAAGCTGTATGGTGCGATGAAAGGCGAAGACAATGATGAGGCCCAACAGTATGGAGGGCCACAAACACCTAATGAGCAATGAACAGTTACTTGATAGATGACATGGTGAAGGACGTGCGTATAGCCATAGACAACAACACGGAGGATAAGGAGTTGCTGGAATTTGCTGATACTGACACGTTGATGCTGCAAGACATAGTGCGCGCCAAGGTGGTAGATGCTGCCAATATGATAGTGCGCGATGCGCCAATGGATATGCTTGACGGTGGTGTGTTGGCGGACTTGAAGGGCAAGGTGAAACTGAATAAGGTGTATGACACGGACACCATGCAGTATGCAGTGGTGAGGCTTGACAGAAGTTTTATGCGCCTGGTGAGTTTCAGAATGGGTGATTGGAGCATGGCTGTGACGGAGGCCATCAGTCCCGACAGTGCTTTGTATGCCATGCAGCGCAGCAGAATAGAGGGTGTGCGTGGCAACAAGGAGCGTCCGGTGGTGGCTGTTGTGCCGTCGAATGTGACGGGCGGGTATGACTTGGAGGCGTACTCTACGAAGTCGGACAATGCTTTAATGACTTATATGCCGTATGCAAGTTTGTCAAGCGATGGTGCGTCGATTGAGCTTCCCGTGCACTTGTACAGTGCGATTGTGTATGCCACGGCCTATCTGACTGCTTTGGCCTTTGGTGCTGGCGAGCAAGCTGCCAATTTGCTGCGTGTGGCACATGAACTGGCGCATATCAGTGATGCGGCACCTGATTATGTGCAACAGCCGCAACAACCATTACAACAAGAAGAGCAATGAAGAAAGATTGGAAAGACATAGAGGGCCATAAGTTCCGCGTTGACGTGGGTTCGACATTAAGACAGGCCATGTCGGATGATATGCCTGCCGAGGTGTTGTGCTTTACTACTGACGGGCATATTGTGATGAATGGTTTGGAGTTTCCGGACCTTGATGCAGTGAAGTCCGAGCTCAGACGTGAGTTGTTCAGCTACAAGATAGATGAGTCGGTGTTCGGTTTGACTGCTGATATGTCTCGCAATGAGGTGGAGAAGATAATGGATAAGCCGCTATTTGACGAGATAGTTGACGCGATAACCAATGGTAAGACTCTCTATGTTGGTGAAGGATATGTGGACGGCAAGTATAGTGTGGTGCATACTATTACTGGCAAGAACTTTAGGGAGCTGGACTTGACGTATAAGGACAACCGCGTGGTGTTGCGTAATTACGTTCCATTGAGTTCGGTTGAGGTGTACTATGGTGGCGGTTCCCGTTTGTTGAAGCTTGAAAACGATGTTGAAGAGTTGAAGGACCTCCTTACTATGGCTTAGACAGAACCTAATTTTTATAAACAATTAAACTATTAACAGAGATGGCAGAATTGAAAGAAATTGCCGAAGGAACGATGATTGGTTTCTTGGCGAACAAGACGGTGCAAGAAGCGAAGGCAGATACTGCTACCAACCGCGTTGACATCTGTAAGACGAAGGAACTTTACCTGAATGGTGAGCGCGCTGGTGTTACGGACGTTGAGAAGAAATTCCTTGAAGAAAACTTGAACGCTGATAGCACTGTGAAGGCTTCGAAGGTGAAGACTTCACTTGGCAGCGATATTGAGACTTATGTAAAGAACAATGTGGCGGGTGCTTACAAGTTCCAGGGTTCGGTAAACAGTATCAATGAAATTCTTGCAAAAGATTGCAAGAAAGGCGATGTGTTCAGCGTTCGCGTAAAATTTGTACTTAGCGGAAGTGGTGAAAATGATGGCACTTACGAGGCTGGTACCAATGTGGCTGTGAGAGAGGATTTTGCAGCAGGTAAAGGCTCACAAAGATTGCTTGACCCCTTGGGTGGTATCATTAACGGCTATGCGACGAAAACTGATTTAGAGACCGGACTTGCGAAGAAGGCTGATAAGGCGATTGTGCTGCCGATTTCAAATTATATGCCTGGAGGAAAGGTTGAAGAAATTGCAGATGTGTTTGGTTTTGATGTGAACACATCATCAGATACTATTGCCGCATATTTAACTGGTGACCGCAGTTTTAACAAGTTGTTTAACGCTATTCAATCTGGTGTGAAGATTTATGGTCAGTATCATCATTATCTTGCCCTTACTGAACTTTCTGAGGTAGGTATAGCTGAGGTATGCAACGCTAAAGCCTATGATTGGTCGGGACAAATAGGTTCTACTCAAAAACAAACGTATAAAGCCATAGAGATGGATCTGGAAGATGTAAATATAGTTATCAAACTTTCAGGTGCAAAATATTCGGCGCTTAAATCGAAATCCCTTCGCGCCCGCATCCGCGACCTTGAAAGTCAGTTGACCTTGGCCTAAGGCATTTTATCTTATTATATAACGAAGCCGCACTATGGCCGGTGTGTCATGGTGCGGCATTATTTTAATATAGGCTATGGCAAAGAAAGATTGGAACGAGATGGAAGGATTGCCATGGCGGCTTGATGTAGGCTCGACATTGGAAGAGGCCATGCAGTCGGAGAACGGTCAGATGCTGTATGTAACGAAAGATGGCCATATAGTGATGAATGGTGAGGTGATAGCCAATGATGCTGTACATTACCTTGGCAGTTATTCACTTTCTTCGGGAGGCGAAAATGCTGCAAAGCAGCTGTCGGTAAATTGCTTTACGAAACCAATACTGCACTATACCATATCGGGCAAGAATTGGACAGCGTTGGTTTGTCAGGTACGTACTGGCATTACGAGTGTGCGTCAGTGGCTGAGGCTTGGTGCTACGCTATACTACCGAGATGTGACGATGAACAGCGATTTTAGCCAGGCTACATCAGCTACATCGTGGGTGAGGTTGCCCGAATATGACTCTACGGTAGACAGCCGCATCAGCAAGAACCGTTCGGACATTGCTGACAACATAGAGAAAGTCAATGCAAACACGACCAGGCTGGACGGCATAGATGGTGCAATAGAGTCCTTTGGTGAGAGCATTACAGACCAAGCCTTGCGCATATATAACCTGGAGCACGGCAAGCCATTGGCCACCCAATCGGCACCAGGCTTTATGAGCGCAGAAGACAAGGTGAAGGTGGACATGCTGAACGGTGGCATTGCGCAGCAGAAGGACGGCAGTTATAAGACATTGACTGGCAAGGCCGTCATTGAGACGCATTCCGACGTGGTGGGCGAGGAGGTGAGTTTGACAGACTTTAATAACGCCCAAGCCACTACCTACAATAAAGGTGATGTGATAAACCTATACTATACCAAGGGTGCCTATGGTGTGCTTGCGCAAAAGGATATGCTATGGTTCGGCCGTCGCGTGGTGAGCAGCGACAGCAGCAACGGCGCGCTCGTGAAGTATGACTTTAAGACTATTGCCGGTGTGGAGCCTAAAGATGCGTTTAACAGTGACATTACTCTGTACTTCTTGACACTCAAGGGTTATACATCTGCCTTTAGGGGTAGTGCTGGTTATACATTGTGCCCATTGAATGTAAGTGCAGTGCCCTACTTGCCATCAACAGCAGACAAGGTGCTGCTTGAAAAGATAAAACAGAAACTTGGATTATGACAGACCTGATACAGACTATCAGTTCTATTGTGACAGGTGTGGCGATACCGGTGCTCGGTGTATTCTTGTTCTATGATGCGAAGAAAAGAGAAGCTTCTGCAAAAGCTGGTAAGGCCGAGGCAGACAACATCACGCAATATGCCGCACAATGGCAGAAGTTGTATGATGAAAAAGTGAAGCACGAAGAGGAACTGAATGAGAAGATTGATGCGCTATATGTGCAGCTTAATGAGCAACGCGATGAGCTTGCGCGGCTAAAAAAGGAGATGGCAGAACTGATGGTGAAGCAGCAGTATGCGGAGAGCCAAAAATGTACGGTGTTTGGCTGCCCCAACCGCCAGCCGCCTCAACTTGTGTGTGCAAGTAGTAATCACCCAGAACAATAGGACTATGAGATTGACGAGATATATCACGGAATTGATACGTGTGGACAGTGGGCACAGCAGCAAGGCGTTTTTCCTTGTGATGGTGACGATTGTTGGCAGTGTGTTGCTTCTTTGCGCGGCGTTTGTGCTGGCATGGGAGGTTGTGAGCACTGGCACTATACATACGGATTTAGTGGGACTGAGCGCATTTGTGGGCAGTGTGGCAAGTTTGTTTGCGACAGCTGGCATCACAAAGGTGTGCAGTGAACGGAAAGAAAAGAAATGCGAGTATGAATGATTGGATAGGTGGTTACAATTCTGTGTTCAAGTGTCTTGGCGGGAGAGGTCATGGGCAGGAGGAACGCGAGGTGAACGACTATTATGCGACAGACCCGATGGCGGTAGATTATCTTGTTGAGAATAATTTGTTGCCAGATTGTATATGGGAATGTGCTTGTGGTGAAGGGCATCTGAGTAGAAGGCTTGAAGAAGAAGGATATGATGTGTATAGTTCGGACTTGGTGGACCGTGGATATGGTGTAAGCGGGGTGGACTTTTTGAAGGCTGATGAGAAGCCTTCTGACAAGATAAAATGTATAGTTACCAATCCCCCCTATAAATATGCCACGGAGTTTGTGCTGCACGCAATAGACATTCTTAAGCCCGGCGACAAGATTTTCATGTTCCTTAAGACGACATTTCTTGAAGGCCGGAGAAGGAAAGAAATGCTTTTTGACCGTTTCCCGCCAAAGACAATCTACCAATTCAGCGGAAGAGTTGCCTGTGCAAAGAATGGAGATTTTGGAAAGATGAAGAAGATTGGAAGTGCTGTTGCTTATGCTTGGTACGAGTGGGAGATTGGTTCGTATGGCACGACAGCACTCAAATGGATATAACACAATATAATATGGAAAATTGGAAAGAATTAGCGGCATTTGTGCTGGAGCGCGAGGGCGGCTATTGCAACAGAAAGGCTGACAAGGGAGGGCCTACTAATAAGGGCGTGACATTGACCACCTACCGCAGTGTGTTTGGACAGAACAAGACGATAGAGGACTTGAAGCGCATTACTGATGCGGAGTGGGAGTACATATTTAAGAAATACTATTGGGACAAGTGCAAGGCGGACCACATACAGGACAAGAGTGTTGCCTTTATCCTCGTGGACTGGGCCTATAACAGCGGAGTTAAGACGGCCGTAACACACTTGCAGCGGATAGTTGGCACAACTGTTGACGGGATTATTGGCAAGCGGACCTTGCAGGCGGTAAATACGCGTAGTCCGCTGCCGTTGTTTGGCGCGTTGAAGCAGGACAGGATAGCTTTTTATAAGGCTATTGTTGCCAAGAATCCGAGCCAAAAGGTGAATTTGAATGGCTGGCTAAATCGGGTGAGCCACTTCGCGTATGGAAAGTTCGTATAAAAAAAACTGCCGCACGAGTTTTTCCGTGTGGCAGTTAAGAGCTTCTTTTAGGATGTGCCCTTTTTATATGGGAATTAAACACTGCAAAGATAACAAATATAATCAAGAATATGCGTAGAGTTAGTGTTTTTTTAATCGTGATTATCTGTGCAGTTGTCTTGCACAGCAGTTGCGCGCGCAAGGTGGTGCAGAGCATGGAGCGCACTCACGACACGCTGATAGTGTATAAGACCGACAGTGTGATGGTGCGCGATACGATTGTGACTGTTTCCAATTTGGAAACAGTGGACAGTGTGGCTGAGCGCATGACTACCTATGTGGTTGTGGACACAGCTGGCAAGGTGCTGACGAAGTATGTGTATCGCGACCGCAGCGTGTTCCACAACAAGGACGCTCTTAGTGCGAGCAGTCATGTGTCATGCCGCACACACAGAACAGACCGCACAAGCCACAAGGCTACGGTGCGTGATTCCGTGACAAAGGTGGAGAAGCCTCCTGCAAGGTGGAGGATTCGGGCCGTTGGCGGTCTGTTTATCTTAGTAATATGCGTGTTGCTGTATTATAGCATATATAGTAAGTATAAGTGATTTTGTTGGGTTGTTTATTTGGCAAGCATGGGCGCATGGTGATGTGTTCCGTGCTTGCCTTTGTGCTTATTTTTTTTACAAACGAAATTACTTATGAACAATGGAACAAATACAACAGATTTTTGATTGTGCAGTTGAAGCCGTGATGCAAGCCAGCGGCCTTGACTTTGACGCGCTTGCTAATTGTCGCTCGGAGCGGTGTGTGGTGGCGCGCGTGGTGCTTGTGGACGTGCTGATGGAGTTAGGTATGAGCGAGGGTGATATTGCATTCCTTAGCGGCATGAGTCAGCAGAGGGTTAATTCGCTTAAGAATAGTGCGATGTACAGGCTTAAGGGGCTGGCTGCACGGGTGATGAGGGAGGAGGTGAGGAAATCCGTTTCCTTGCCAATAGCAGAAAATAATCAGTGAAAATATGGTTGAAGTGCGCGTTTTTGTGCATTTTGCCGAAAATAATACGAGATAAAGGACGGGCTAAAAAGAAAGAATAAAGGCCACCTGGATTGGGTGGCCTTTAGCTTGTAATTGGTTTTGTTACCTAATAGGTAAAGCTTTTGTTCCCTTAAGATTGTAGCAACCAGTGTCATGCTTATATCTCCATATTACCACATCTTCTGACAGGGACTTTTCTTTCGCCATCTTTTTAAGATGCGGAACGATGGAAGCAAAACCTTGTGGCATTTCGCTCCTGCTGATTTCTTTCCATATATGAGGTGGTATCAAAGCATCAGCAGCGAATTTATTAGCTTCGCTCTCTAAGTCCGTATTCTTATTGCCATCAGAAGAGATAAACCCTGAATGCTCTCCTTTCCTTAAATGTAAGGATATGTGCCCAAGTTCGTGCAATACATTAAAGACAAGTCGGCTCATATCATTGTATCTGTTCGTTGTCACGATAGATGGGTATTCGTTCTTCCAGAAAGAGAAAGCATCAACAGGAACACGTTCTATTTTTCTGACAACAGAATATGAGATGCCCAAGTCGCTAAGAATAGACTTCATCTTTGTTTGGGTTAATGTGCCTTTATTCATCTCAGATGAGATATAACCAGCTGCTTTATCTGCATTTCCTTCTTCATAAGGTTTTTGAGGGGCATTATTGTTAGCTGATACGTATGAGAGTAACAACCACGTGTTTAAGTTCTTTTCGTCTGTCGTTAGCTTTTCGCTTTTCTTAAAAGCACCATTAGGAATAAGAGCAGGAATCTGTATTGGTTCTACGTGAAAGGCACTCCTAAGCATATCTAATTTGTCTTGCACAAAAATAGACGCACGAATGCTTAGTTGCGAATACAGATAAGGAAGATTTAATACGTTATGCAGGCTTGTTTCAACTGTTATTGCAGACCGTTCTTCTTCCTCTCTTTGTGCTATTGCAGCGCAATCTTTGTCATATTGCAGTTGCAGGCTTATCCAATAATCTGCTGGAATACCAAGAGCTTGTTCAAGTTTTCTTGCTATGTCAACAGATATGGACGTGCCACCTCTAAGCAATCTGCTAAGATTAGCCTGCTGAATGTTCATGCGTGTGGCGAGTTCCTTTTTACTCATTCCACGCGCTTTTAACTCATCCTTTACTAATTCAACTGGATGTGTTGCTTCAAACGGAGTAATGTTATTTGTCGCCATAATGTTCGCTTATTTCGATTAGTTCTATTGTTATACCTAACTCGTTTTCTGTAAAGATTAGTCTGTATTTGCTATTGTAACCAATTCTTACACTACTAAAACCAGATTTGTCGTATTTCATTTTCTCGTAACGTAGTGTTTGAATACTTTTCAAGGTTTCAGTGTCTTTAGCCGCTCTTAAAGCATTAAAGACCTTCTGCAAATCTTTCTTTAATTTTCCAGCACTCTTATACTTTTTATATTTCCCATGAAAGTTGGAATATAGTACAGCATCTTCTATTTCCTCATCGGTAAATAATATCTCCATGTTGTATGTTTTATGGTGCAAAGATACAAAGAATTTATCAAATATGATAATAATTGCCGAAATAAAGCAGCGAAAGAATGTATTAAAAGCAACAAACAACTAACAAGCAACTAACAAAACTCACAAGCAACTCACAAGCAACTTGTCACCACCTTTGCGCTATCGGGGGATATTCCCCGACCGACTTAATACATTCATAATCATGGACAATGTAGAGAAGGTAATCTGTTGCGACAGAGGTAATGATGCGCTTGCTTACGCGGCAATGGCTAACAACAAGGGGAATGACCCGATGGCTTTGGCAGCTATGATGAATGGTGGCCTTGGAGGTGCAAACCAGTGGCTGAACAATCCGTTTTTGTACCTTATTTTCCTCGCCATGTTTGGCGGCAATGGCTTCGGGTTCGGCAACCGCAATGGTCTGCAAGATGCCGAGATACAGGGCCAAATCCAGTCGCTGCGCTCGCAGATGGCTGACAACCACAACTCCGACTTGCTGATGCAGGCGATAAGAGGTAATAACGATGCCTTGACTACACTGGGCGCGAACCTTAATTGTGACTTTAACCAGTTGCAGCAAGGCGTGTGCGCGGTACGTTCAGCCATTGAACAAGTTGCTGGTCAAGTAGGCTTCTCTGCTGAGCGAGTTATTAACGCAGCCGACAAAGGTAACGCAGCCGTAATTCAGGCAATTCAGAATTGTTGCTGCAACACGCAGAATAGTATCACCAAGATGGGCTATGAGAACCAGCTCGCAATACAAGGACAGACCAACTCCTTGCAGCAGAGCCTCAATTTCGTAAATTCATCGGTGGAGCGCGGATTTAGCTCTGTTGGCTATCAGATGTCACAAGACAAGTGCGATGTTATTCGTGCAGGACAGGACAACACGCAGCGCATAATTGATGCCTTGAACAACCATTGGTATGCCGACATAGACCGCAAGTATCAAGACGCGAGATTGGAGCTGTCGCAGCAGAACCAGACTGCCGCACTGATTGCAGCCCTTAGCAAGACTACAACTGCAACGACATGAGGAGGTGTTTCCAAAACGGAAATAGCCACTGATGACCATATTGCTGACGCCAACGAAAAGGTGGACAATAGCTTTTTCGTGAGGTCGCGGAAGAGGTCGAAAGAGAAGTAATAACAAGCACGTGGGGAAGTAATTGCCCCACGTGCTACTAACGATTGAAATCATGCTATTCAAAGACGTAAAAATAGGCTACCCGATTTACTTTCTTGACAAGGAGGGCGCAAGATATTATCAAGGCAAGGCCGTGAGTGTTGCAGTTCCGCGCTACGACAATAACCAAGCCAAGGCTTTCGGCGCGCAGCCGACTGGCCTTGTGGTAGACATAACCATTGAGGCAGATGGTGCGACCAAGACATACACAATCCCCGAAACTGCAACAATAACGTACGCAGGGCATCTTGTATTGTCAACAGATAAGGACGGTATACTAAGAGAGGTGGAGGCACTAAAGGCTGCAAGTGAGGAGGCGTTGTCACAGGTTGAGCGACACAAGCAGATGGTTACAAATTGTGGTCAACTGATGGAGGAGCTAAATCCAGCATTTGCAGAAAAGCGCGCGCAAGACAAGCGGATTGAGGGCATTGAGAACGAGGTGAAGAGCCTTGGGGCTGTCCTTCGTGATTTTATAAACGAGTTCAAAAAATGATGATTATGGGAAGATTATATATGGTATTTTGCAAGGGTGGTGGCAAGTGCAAGCACTTCGACAAGGAAAGTGCAGAGAAAGCTGTCAGCCGCATATACTACACTACTAAAGACGGCGCGGAGCATCATGGGCCGCACTGGAGCCTGGAGCAGGTGCTTGAAGCGACGAAAGGGTTGCAGTTTAAGCCTTGTGTGACGGATTACGACAAGTATGTAGCGTTTAATGCGGCTTATGCCGACTTGTGCAAGACGTTGACGCCAGACTTGATTATAGAGACTGGTCATGCGTTTTTCTTTGAAGATGAAGATGCGCCCTGCAATAAGATATGGATATACATGGAGAGTTTTGAGTAAAAAAAGCGTGACACATCGTCACGCTTTTTGCTCTAATATAATGCCGTTCAGATATAAATTTATAAATTTGTTGCGTCTGTTAGGCATAGCGATATGTCCATTGTCTTGTAGTGAGTCTTTATTGGCTCACTACTTTTGGTTAAAAACATAATCCATCAATTTTTCATTTGCTTCGTTTATCAACGAGAAGTCCTTCTTTATGTATAGATTAGTGACTCTCATTCTCTCGTCGATATGGCATAGCATGTCATTGACTATATATAATGGTATGCGTACATCATTTGCTGCAATAGTTGCCATAGAATGCCTGGCAGAGTAAAATTGCAATTTCTCAATTCCGAGAGCATTGCCAATTATCTTCAATCCCTTGTTTAATGCAACGTTGAAATTGCTTGGCGTGCTGTATCTTTCGGAGAAATTAAACACAGTACCGGCATTCCCTTTTGACACGTATTTTTTCATTATTGACTTTATGTTCTCTGGTACAATTATTTCCATTAGCGCATTGTCGCTCCTTCGGTCGCGTGTTTTCGTCCTATTATACCTTATCCGTTGTCCATCATAATCCGTCACGCTGTATAGGTCTACTGCATTCATGCCCATCAAACAGAATGATATGATAAAGCAGTCCCTTGCGATTATTTCTCTTTCAGATTTTCCTGTATAATTGTAAATGGCTCTTATCTGTTCAACAGTCAAGGCCCTCTTTTCTGCTACGTTCTGTTTTTTCGGTTTATAGCTATGAAGTGTTTTCTTTATTTTAATGTCATCGTTGTCGTAATCATTGTAGAACTCTCGCGCATCTTGGAAAATCTTCATGATGGAAGATGTGTATAGTGACATTGCACGTGGCTTATCGGAGAGTGACCGCTCCCACTCTCGCATCATCTGTTCGCTAAACTCACTGCAATATATAACTCGTCTACCGAAGAACTTGCATAGTGCATTTATTGCGGATTTGTAGTTGCGTATGCCTTTTAGGTCATTGTGTTCGTTTACCCATCTCTCGGCATACTTGATGAAGTTTATACTTTCTCCTTCATCTTTTTGTTTGAGTTTTTCCACAATCGTGTCAAAGGGTACATCATTCACTTCAAGATACAACCCTTCAATCTTTTTCCGTAGTTTGCTGATAATGTCATTACCACGTTCGAGTACGTTGTTGTTCTTTATTTTGAGGGAAGAGGTCAAATCTTTTTTACCTACAATCATAGTTGTCGGTAAATAGACGGTCTTTCGATTGTGTGAGAACCGGATAAAAACGACATACGTTTTATCTTCTCTCTGTCTGTCCTTCCGGATCATTAGTTTGAATGTAGCCATATTGTCTGTTTGTTATGCCCGAAGGCAAAGTTAATAATGAATTGGAAAACATTTGGAAAACATTTGGAAAACATTTTCGTTTTACAATCATATTCCAAACGTCACTTGTAAGCAATCTATTTTCTTTGTCCAGATAGTTTAACCATGACTACACGTGTAGAAAACCATTGATAATCAACGAAAAACAGAGGATTGCTCGTTACGAACAATCCTCTGTTTGGTGGGGTGCTTAGTGGGATTCGAACCCACGACATTCAGAACCACAATCTGACGCTCTAACCAACTGAACTATAAGCACCATAATGAGTGTCTTTCTTTCCGAAAGCGATGCAAAAGTACGGCTTATTTTTGAAACTGCAAAGTGTTTCGCCATTTTTTTTGCGAGAAAGTGCATTTTTAGACTTAAAAAGGGGTAAAAACACGTTTGAGAGTGTGTAAATGTGCATTTCTTAAGCGTTAAAGTGCATCAGGGGGTTGGGGCTTGACAGTCGCGCACTTGGTCAAGAATTTCACTGGCCAAGTGCTGGGTGCGGCGGTAAGTGTATATGCCCAAAGCAGCACCAATTACGCCACCCACTACGCCACCCACGAGTATGCCCGTACGTTCGTCATGGCTCATGCCGGCAAGGGTCATGATTTCGTATACAAACCACGCGAACCAACATATAATGAATGGAATGCTGAAGCGCAGCCATCGGGCATAGAGCATTTTCATGCGTGCCACGCGGCATGTCACTTCGGCCAAACTGCTTTGAGCAAGTTGGGCAGGCTGCACGCGGCGGTGAGTGTAAATGTTGTAACACACGGCTGCAAGTAAAAATACGGCGGTGACAATGGTGAAAGCCAACGATATGCGCAGCCATAGCAGCAACCAAATGCAGTAGGGTATGGCCAGGGCAGCCATGACGGTCACTAACAGCGCGTGGCGGTTAATGCTGCGTGCGTTGCTGTTGATAATGCGTCTAATCAGCTTGTCGTTGACGATGGACTGGCTTTCAAGTTTGTCTTGCAGCAACTGCCACTGTTGTTTTATTTCGTTCAAGGTATTATCCAT